CTTCTGCGCCGGACTGGATACCGACAGCATGTAGACGTTGAACGGGTCGGCTGCAGGCGCTCCGCCGACCTGCCAATAACCGTCCCGCGTCCCTCCCGTATACGTCTTCTGCTCGACTACACCCTGGAAGTGAAAGGTAACGTCATAGCTGGTGCCCGCGCGACCGCCCATGGTGGCCTGAGTCTGGAACGTTGGGGTGCACGTACAGTGACCGCTAACATCCGGACCGGTGAAGGCCAGACGCCAGTTGAGATCGGCAAGCGACGCGGTGACCTCAAACAACGGGTTTGGAAACGGCGCTCCAAGATGGTAGGGCATGTCAAGTCCCCGGGTAGTGAGCGGTGTCCATCACCGTGACGCGGTGAACCCACGACTGCAGTGAGCCTGCGTCCCCGGTGGCCGTAGAGTCGTCCGAGAAGAGGCGGATCGCTCCGGAGGCTGGGTTTGGTACATCGGGCACGGTCGAGAGCACCATGTCCGTCCAACTGCCGCCGTTGATGCGGTACTTCGCCTTGCTCGCAACGTTGTTGCCGACAGCGATGTAGATCTCCACCGTATCGTTGTAGGCCCAGCTGATCGCGTTAGTGGAGACGTACTCTGTCCCGCCCTGGACCTTGCAGTACAGCTTCTTGTCGCTGTCCTTGATCTTCGCGTAGCTCGTGCCCGCGCCGCCCCAGCTCCAGAGGTACCAGGCCGTCGCCGTGTTCGCGTCGGAGCTGGACCTTCGCCAGTACACGTGCTGCGTCGTCGCGTGCTTGGGGCTGAACTTGGCGTAGAACCGGAACTGACCAGTCGACGAGATGAAGCTCGAACCCGTGGCTCGGGACAGGAGATCGGCTCCGCGTGCGCCACCCAGGCCCACGATGGCTTCCGTTGGGTTCGGGCCATCCTCAAGCTGCGCGCAGTCCGCGTAGACGCTTCGTGCCCGCGCCGTTTGCCCGCCGGTGGCGGTGGCCGTTAGGTTGCGGCCGTCCGTAACGTCGTAGTAGCGGCGGTTGCCGGAGAGGCGCGACAGCTGGTAACGGTTCCATGTAGTTGCCGAACCAGTAGTCACCTCCCAGCCGGTGAAGGCGGTGCCAGCAGCGTCGTGCCAGCCCATCTGGATGTCCGACGTGTTCTTCTTCTGCCAGACGCTCCAGGTCTGCGAGCCGTTGTTGTCTGCACCCCAGTCGATGTAGTTGCCCCAGCCGCCGCTTGAGCAGCCGACCAACGTGCCACCGGAGTTGGACTGGTTTGGTGAGTCGCTCGGCCACGATTCGGTGTGACCCGATCCCGCCTGCCAAACGGAACCCGTGCCCGCGCCGAAATTGCGAACGTTGTTCGAGCCAGTGTCGACGACCCAGTTGTAGGTGTTCGTCTGGAGGACGAGTCCGCGCTTGGCAAGAGTCGATCCTAGGTTGCCGATCGCTGCCTGGTTTGCCGAACCACCGTCGATGATGGTCGTGGCCGAAGTCTGAACCGTGCCTCCGGGGTCGACGGATCGAGAGAACGTCAGGCCTGTCCGGTTCAGGAAGCTCGTGGCGCTGTAGAACCCCATGGACAGCGACGTGAAGTCGAAGTCATAGAGAACGTCGGACGTAGGGGCCGGGACAATCTGCAGATGCGCTGAGGCGAGCCATTCACAAGTGACGTCAGGTCCCGTGACCTGCAGGGCGATGGTGTCGTGGTCGACAACCGCTAGGGTTGGGTGCGTCAGCACTTGACCCTTCGCCAGGGTGTCGTCCGTGAAGTCGGTGTTGGAAACGAGGGCCATCGTCCCAGATCGTCGGGAGAACGTGGCCGCTAGCGGGTACTTGCCACCGCACACGCCATCGCCGATGAACGAGGATCCGACCTCGACCGTTAGCGTGACAAAGCAATCGCCGTAGGAGTCGTCGATCGTGTACTCAGCGAGATGCTGATCCGCCGTCGTGGTCGTCGTCTCGAGCTTGTTCGTCTGAGTAAAGGCTATTCCGTTCGTTCCCGAGGAGCCTTGAGGTACGAACTCGTTGTAGTCCGTATCGAAGACGGGAACGCCATCGAAATCGCCATCGCTGACCGTCGGGTCATGAATAGTTGGAGTGGTGAAATCTCCATCGGTGACCGTTGGGTCGTCGAACGTACCGTCCGTTACCGCCGGGTTATCGAACGTTCCATCTGTCACCGTGGGATCGGTGATGATTGGCTCAACGAATGTCGCCGTCTCTGTCGCCTTGTTGTAGATAAGCGAGGCACATCCGTCTTCAGTGCCATCGTTGTTGAAGAGGAGCTGCGTGTCTGCACCGCCGGTCAGTCCTTCGGTGAGTTCGAAGGCAGTTCCGAACGGAATGCCGAGCTGAAGATAACCAGCGTTGTCGATCGTACCGATCGCGATGTCGGTATCCAGGAGGCTCGATACGTGCTCGAGGTAGCCCGTCGATGTGTCGACACGCGCATAACCGGATGAGCCAGACGCGAAGAGCGTGAGCTCGGGTGGAATGATACCCTGATGGGCGACGAACACACGTCCCCCAGGAGAGGCACCAACGATGACGAGGCCGCTGTGTCCTTTGGCGTTGGCAATGGCCTCCGGTGTGACAAGCGTAACGGTGCCGAATCTGGTGCTTGCGAGGCAGACAACCTGTCCCGGTTGAACCGCTACAGACCCGAAATCGAGAGTCTGGTAAGTCCCCATCTTGCCCTTGAGGAGGGCACGGACGAGCTGTTTCTGAATTTCTCGGATCTGGTCGTCGATAAGCCGTCGATCTACAGGACCGAACCTGTAGTTCGCGTCCATCGTCAACGGTGGATCGACCTCGAGATCGTCTCCAAGATGAGTAGGCATCTAATCTAAGAGTCTATTATTAGAGGTTCGTGTAAGGACCGGAGAATTCCAGCCACAAGAAGATGAGAGCCTTCGGGTTGCCCCCACCTGCGATGTGAAGCTTGAGCTTCCCGTCGTCGTCGTGATCGCAAATAATCGACACGTCGGCATTCAGACCGGGTGCGTTACCGTCACCGCTTTGGTTCGCCAAGTTGACGGGGTATGACCAGTTGTTAGCGCTCAAGCCACCTGGTCGATACGGTTGGAGAGTATCTCCGATGCCCCAAGTGGGAGGATTGTCGTTGCCGTCATAGAATGCACCGTAAGACTGAAACAACGGCGAACCATCGCCTGCGAGGATGTCGAAATAAACACTCGAGAATGGGAAGAAGGAGGCCGTACCGGCTCCGGTCGCGAAGACACAATGCCACTTACAGATACGACCAGCCCAGTTACCCTCATCGAGAACATCGCCATCGAGATGGCTATGGTCGCCGACAGTGTTGCTCTTCAAGTCCATCGCCAAGAGCAACGTCTCTCCACCGGTCATGTCGCGTGGGAGCAAAACCTTGCGTCGCGTGCCCGTCGATCCCCAGCTATGTTGCTGCGTCGTCGAAACACTATTGTTCGAAGAAGCAGGTCGAATGCTCTTTCCACCAGTTGCTCGGGCGAGCGAAAGCACTGGTGCCTGAGTTGCGATATCCGTCAAACCGACTGTCGACGTCCCATTGAACCCGTCGGGAACCCGAACGTACGCTAGCGGAATGTAATACACACCACCTGCATCCGTCGGGGGGTCGGCGAATTCAGGCGTCGAAGACGCAGTTCCAGGCTGGACCGAAACAGAAACCGTTGTGATCTGAGATTCGGGAACAGACGTCGATGTAACGACACCAGTGGTGGGATCTTTCACCTTGCGCGTGACGCTGGGTCCGTTCGTCTCAACTGAGACTGATGCGTAGACAAGATCCCATCGCGGATCGCCCGAGCTGTTCGCAGAGATCGCCAACACCTGCGAAAGCGTTGTAGACCCGACAGCAATTGCCGACCGGATGTCCCTCCAGTTCTCCTTAGGATCGTCACCCACCGCCGTTCGGGGTCCTACCACCGCCCGGAACGGATTGATGACCACGCTGCCATCAGCACCACTCGGCATCACGATACCATCGTTTGCAGAGCTCTGATGTCCAAATGGAAGTACGCCCTTCAGAACGGTGCTCCCGTCGTAGGGGGTCATTCGGAGGAGCTCGGCGAACACTCGATCGTCGGCGAGACCCGAGGTCGTACCCAAAAGATCCAGGTCTTGCTCCTGAACCTGCTGTCCGTTGTAAGTCAGTTGAAATCGTTCTTCGGCCATAACACACTCAAGGAATAAGAGAGGGATCGACGAGCAAGGTGTACGTCATCCCCTGCCCTTTGATGTTGTCCACCAGACCGATGATTTGGTTGTAGAGATCTTCGGATAGCTGGGGGTTTGTGAAGAGAAAGAAGGACGGATAGAGACTCGTACCGTTATCGACGAAGAGTCCATCGTCCGAGTCGTTCAGAACATACGAGATGGTTTCGTCGTTCTGCTCTAGCGGTGGAATGCGAATCAGGAAGCTTCGAAGGTAGCCCCACGACGGGATCGCACCACCGGGATCCAGATCGGGTAGGTAGTCGTAGTAGCGATCGGGGTACTCGGGAGACGCACCAACGAACGAATCCCACGTCGCCGTCCCGTCATGAACGAACCAGCCATCCATTTCGATCTCGGCAATGCGACACGTCCCGTTGGAATAGGGAGCCAAGATCTCATTGATCTGATCAACGATGGCTTGCGGCGTGACAATCGCGGGGGCTGAAAAGAGTCTTTCTCGAAGTGACTCCTCGGTCTCTTCAAACTTCGGAACGATACCCCGCTCTTCAGCAAATGCTTTGAGGTAGTCCCCCGTTGCCGTGAGCGGATTGGTTTGCGCCGTCGCTCGAGATGCGATGTTTTGATACTTCTTGAACCCCTCGGCGAAAGCGGCTGCAAAAGCATCGCGCACGGGCGCGGCTGCTGGATTCCGATGAGGCCGAGAGAACTCTACAAGAACGTCCTCAGCTGTATTGACAGGAACGTCGCCACCAATCAGGTGGGAGTCACCTTCAGGTAATGGAAGAAGAGGCATTACGGACCCAGGTAACGAAGCGTGACTTGACCCATCACGTAGCGATTCAAGACATCGGGGAAGTTTTTGTAAGCACCGTAAACAACATCAGCCCCCACACTAGGAGTCGTGATGTTGACTCGCTGAACCTCCGGGACATGCACCGCGAGAGCGCCGATGAGTCCGTCCATGGAGTAGGCAAAGCGTCCAGACTTCCCGTTCAGGTAGTGTTGTAGTGAAGCGATCTGAATTCGCTTGAAACGCTCAAGGTCAAACTGAGCTGGTGCGGCTCGTAGATGTACATCAGCGATGATGTCGAGTTCGACTCGAGCCATCGGGAGAACTTGGAGGTTATCTCCTAGAACTCGTCCTCCCCAGAGGGCGATGGCGCAGTCTCTTACTAACTCATCGGACCCAGAGAATCCCAGGTCGCCGACGTAGCAGACGTTTAGTCCGTAGTCGTAGGAGTCTCCCGCGTAGTCACTGCGAAACAAGATGACCTGACCAGCACCAGCATCTTTACAGGTCTGGATAATAAAAGCGCTTTGACCCGGGCGTTCGTTGACCTGTTCCGCGCGGATTCGCGTTCGAAACGCCTCAGACTTTTCGAATACTGTACCGTTCCGGCATTCGAGATTACTCACTCGCCAGTTCGGATCTTCGAGTTCATCGTCGATCCTGACATCGACTGTAGAGATAGCCACCCCCGAGCCGACGTCGACAGCTTCGATTGGAATTTCCACCGCTGTTACAGTGGACCCAACGGGAGTATCTTCCGTTACTCGATACGTCCGGGGTTGAGATCCCAGTACCGTGAAGTGTGTCCCGGACCAGATTGTCTCTGCAACTCCTGCAGTCGAACGAGTCAGGCGGACCGAACCCTGTCCGTGCGTGTCCATGATTCGCTCTTTCGCATAACGAAAGAACACCATGTCGGTGAGGTCTTCACCGTCTGCGGAATGGAAGTTGACCGAGTTGAATAGGTCAGTGTCTCGAGCAGCTTCTCGAGTCCAGATGATCGCACATGGCCCCGTCAGAGCTTCGTAATCAGAGCCACGCTGAAAGTCGGCGTTCTTCTCCTTCTCACCTCGAATCGACTTCGAAGCAACGTCGATCATGTCTTGGATTGAAGGTTCTGCGATCATTGGTTCGGGACCGAGATGGAAACTTGTTCGACGGACTCACCCGAAATGAGAACGGGGTCCGCAAAGATGAATGTCTTCTCATCCTCGATGAGATGGCTCATCTTCACCGATTGGACACGCGGGTCTTTGAGGATCTGCGAGGAGATTGAACCCTTCAGAGTGCCACCTAGAACGGAAGGGCTGTCCACGTGTTCTCGCGACTTCGCACCGTATGTCGGATCCCACGGGACACCATTCGACTCCACTGCGCGATTCAACGCCTTCGATACATTGGCGGGACCATCAATCTGATCCAAGTCGCCATTGGCCGCTTCTTGAAAATCTTCGCCGTTCCAAATGATGTCCACTCCGTAGAGAAGACGCTTTCGGTCGGAGATTGTTACTTCGACGTTTGTTTTTGGAGCGGTGATGGCCCAACGGAATTGGAGCTGGGTTCCGGATGCCGTAGTTGATGCGTCGGTTGCTGGTACGCCTTCAGCCTTGACCGTGTACAGTGCGCCTTTGACGAGCGGGTTCTGCAGTCCGAGCTCGACAACCGTAGGACTGTTTGGAACAACGAACGCAGCTTGTACGTCGGGATCAACACCGCCTCCCGTATTACACGTTACCGTGTAATAGGCAGGCGCTGGCGCACCGAACGCACCTGCATCCAAGGTGTTCGTAAAGATAAGACGGATCCGCTGTTCATGGCGGATTACTACCGATTGAAGAAGAATACTCAAAGCTAAGCTAAGTCAGTCAAGAGGACATGGAAGACTGAATGCCAACGAAAACGTCGGGATTGAAGGAAGACTAAATCCGGGGAACCCCGGAAGTGCAAAACTGAAATTGAAGCTGGGAAAGTTGCAGCGCGATGCCATAAAGTCACCTAAGCAATTGTGCTGACGCCAACTAGAGGTCCACCGCCTGATGGACTCGTGAAGCCGAGGCTGTTCACCAAGGCGTTGGCTGCAATGTGAGTTAGAATGGTTGATCCGATAGATGCCATGCTTGCGTAACCCGCCGTGTCGAAGATTGGAAAAACCACGCTTCCTATGGTTGGACTGAAGGTCATGGATGTGAATGCGATCAAGCCAGTTCCTGTTACGGCACCACCTAATGGATTGGCTACAAATGTTGTCGGGTTGATGAAACCTTTCGACTTCATGTGATCGACGAGTGCGTTGCCGATGGCTTTCCATTTGGCAATACCCGGAGTATCAACAGCAGGAATTGAAGCTGCCATGGCAGCTCCGAATGAATCACCCGCTCCAGCGCCACCTGTAAAATCGATGTTCCCGAATCCGCTCACGCCGGAGCCCGCGGCTATCATTGTCGGAGGAATGTTCTCCACGATGGTGTTTGAGACCATCCATGTCGCAATCGCGTTTCCCAAGCTGTTCACATACGGAATCGCAACCGGGTCCGTGATACCGCCAGCTATAATCATAGCTGCACTGAGGACGAGGGCACTACCAGCGAGCGGCACTAGATTGGTGAGATAAAGACAGAGGTAGAAGCCACACCGGCGATACCGGTTGGACCCCAAAGAGCTGGTGACGCTGCATTGGGAGTCTTTCCGAGATACACTGCACCGCCAGCGAGGGTGACATTCGCTCCAAGAGTGTAGAAGTCACCATCGAGTTTCCACATGCCGCCGGAATCAGACATGCATTCGACGTGTGAGTCGGTCATCTGTAGACAGGTCTTTGCAGCTCCACCGCTTGCAACGAAGAGGCTTGCAACCTTGGCTTGAAAAACAGCGCCGGTTCCAGAACTACAAGAGATAGTAACTCCGGCAGCTCCCCCCGATCGCGGTGTTCCAACAGATACGAAGTCATTCTCTGTGCTTTGCAGCGCTACGCTCTTACCTCGAATCACTACGTGAACATCGGATCCATAGTCGACGACGACGCGATCCTTGGCGAACTGAGACGTCGGACTCTTCTCGATTGTCGCGAAGATAACACCTGCTCCGGTAACGTTCTCCATACCATCTGGGATGGCAACGAAGACTCGAGTGCCCTTCTTCGGAATACGAAAAAGACTGCCGGACAGATGACAGATGATCTTCGTCCCTTGGCCTAGTTCGGGAGTCAGCGGCTTCGTGGTGTCTCGCATCCCGTCGAAGAGCTGGACCTTGACGAACGTGTAGCCCTTGTTTTCGTCCGTACCGAAATCAACGAACTCGGCGTCACCTTCCCAGCCGACAGTACCGGTTACGATCTGAGCGCCCGAGCTTTCAGGGGCGAAATTGTTGGATGCGTTCGGGATCATACTTTGTCTGAGAACCCCGATTTGACGCCGCCGTTGTCATCGAGCGTGATCAGGTTGTGGAACTTGATCTCTATATTGAAGACTTCCGGCTTGAGTTCCACATCCATGGTTTCGATGTGATATATAATGACGTCCAACTGATTGGCGTTCAGGTTCTGAGCAATGAGAGTTGCAACGCTTTGAGCGTAGCCGTACTTATCGACTAGGAAATCAGCTCGCTGATCCTCATCCGGAAGAGCCATCAGCAAGTCGCGGTTGATGTCGACTTCCATCTCGATAGCGATTGCGTCGCCGGCTCGGAGGGAAAGTATATCGATATCGTTATTGTCCTTATCCTGGACAATCATCTCTGATGTATGGAACGAGCCCTTGACTTCCTGACGCGACCGTTCCTCATACGCGTATTGAGCAAAGTTATCCAAGGCTGCTTGGTCTTGGATCGAGTACATGTTGAACTCGTCGTAATCGCCCGACTGCTCGTTCGCAGTTACGGTGGTGCCGCCATCTGACTTCTTGCCCACCGCGGCTCGTCTCTGCTTCAACCGCTCGTCGCCAGGGGGCGGCCAGTGTGCTTCGATAACGCGTCCTGTGTTATGATCGAAGGACTTCAGAAGAATGCCCTTCGTAGCCATCTCACAATCGGCACTCTCCTCGAAGGTATGGATGTTGTGTCCATACAGCATGCGAGCAGCTGTCTTAGCGGTGTAGTGCTCGGTCGTCGTGGTTACAACACACGTATCCTTCTCGATATACGTGATCAGGCCGAGACACTCGACGCACCATCGCCAAACATCCCAGGAGCTCGCCCCTCGCTTGGGGGTAGGTTTTCCAACTCGACCAAATCGCGAGGGAGCTAGCTTTCCTAGCGGAGTCGATCCCAACTCCTCAGGAATGAACTTCAGCTGATCCTTCAGAGCCTCGACGCTAGAAAGGATCTTACCGTTCTTAGGATCTTTCCAACCCGTGTTGTCGCAGATGCGCGTCCAGATGGTCTTGAGTGAGTCCGTCCATTCCGGCATTCCAGCGGTGCGCAGCGGCTTGTTGTGGATGAACAGGGTGGTGTGGTCGTGACACTTCAGCTCGACGACCCATCCTGATTCACTCAAGCGCCGATGCGCAGTTACAACCATCCCGGTAAACCTGAGATGCTTGTCAGGATCCGGCTCTTCGCCATCCTGGTTTGCATCCCAGAGGTACATCGACACGCGGGCGTTCTTGATGATTCGCGGATCAATTCCGGACATCGCCCAATCGATGGTGATGTCCAATTCGTCTGCGATGTGATGGTTGTTTTTCCTCCACCGCAGTTCGATAGGGATTATCTCGATCGTAACGCCTTCGGTTCGACTCCCACCCTTGAGAGTATTTATCTGTACTCGTGCACGCGGCTTATACGTCATCCGTTCACTAGGTAGTCTTCGCCTGGGGTGGGCTTCTCGCCGTAACGAGCTCCGTTCAGACTGCGGATCTCTCCGGCCTTACCTGGAGAGCCCGTGGCTCGAGTGCTGATGCTCTCCCAGGTATCGCCTTCCTTTGCCGTCACGAATTTCGTAGCGATCGTCTTCTGACGGAGCTCAGCTTGTCGGTCTTGAATGGCAAGCTGATCTAAGGTGATGTTGACCTGGTTCTCAATGTTGTATTGATACTTCACCCATGCGATATCACTCTCGGCCGTGCGAATGAGCATCGCTACATCAACACCGGTGTTCACGACGATCTCGCGAAGCTGCAAGAGGGACGTTCGGATTCCAGTGATCGCACCGCGGAAGTGTTGCAGTGCCGAGAACGTTGCTTTGTGGATGTCGTCGACTCGCCCGACGAGTTTTGCAAGCTCGGCAGAGGGCTTGTTCAACTCAGCCATGATGCCGTCAAGCTGATCGAAGAAGTCCGGTTCGATGTTCTCTTCGAGATCTTTCCGTTGCTTCTCGGAGAAATTGACCCAGGTTTGAAGGGCTGCAATGTCTTCGATGGGCTGACGGGATGGTTTGATAGGAGAGCGATTTCTAAGATCGTCTCGAGTATCGATCTGGAGTTTCATCTTCCAGGCGATCTCGTGTTCGCTCTCGCGTGCTAGCTCCAGCTCCTCGATGTAGCCGGTGTAACTGACGATCGTTCCCCAGGCGATACGACACGTTCGTTCATCCTGTACGAACTGAATCCAGTTGTCCGCAATCTGAACAGCAGTCTGACCGGTCGCCTTCGTCATCCACCGCCCTTTGAGTTCAGTGGATTCGAAGTTCGTTCCAAACGCGTGACGAGTTTGGAGTGAGGCACCAGGATACCTAGTCGTTTGGATACGCGACTTGATGGTTTCCTTGATGACGGGCTCTTTGCGAGGTCGACCGAAAGGCGCATTCCACCCGTCGAGCTCAAGCATTCGACGATCGCCAGGAGGACCTTCGAGTTGTACGAAAGTCCATTTCTGTCCGACGGGGTTAGGCTTTACTGCCATTAGCGTTGAAAGTTCGGTACGCCGCTGTTGCCAGCGATCTTGGGATGACGTGCAAGGTCTGCGACGAAGTCGACGGTCTTACGAGCAACGCGGTTCGGGTCTTGGTTTCCTTCGACCTTGATCTCAACCTTGTTGATGTGCGTAGTGTGCTGAGGGATCTTGCGATTGCGTTCCTTCTCAGCGGTGATGGTCGTATCGAGTGACTTCACCGCAATACCTAGATCGCTACCTACGCCGCCGTAACCTACGGTGTCGATGGTGTCCCACTTCATCTGAGAATTGTCGTCTAGCTTCTTGCCAAGTCCGACCTTTTCTCGAACCCATTCACCGAAGGCAATACCGGCGTTTGTAGCCGAGTGAAAACCTTCGACAAGTGAATTGGCAGCCCAACCCAGTGCTTCAAAAAATGGAATGATCTCTCGAACCGCTTGGAGCAAGCCCAACCCCAGTAGGTCAACCAGAGGCATCAGCGCATCCCCGAGTTTGGAGAACTGGCTTACAGTTTCCTTCGAGTGAAATTCGATGTTCCTCGCCAGCTCCATAGCAACGCCATGGAACCTGTTGCTGCTGTCCGTAAGGATGTCGAACGCTCCATAGGCTGCGAACGCAAGTCCTCCAACCGCAGCAGCAGCGGGACCAGCAGCAGCGGCGACGGCGGCTCCTGCACCACCTGTCCCGCCCAAGGCGGGTAGCAAGCTGCCAGCTATTCCAGCGCCCTTCTCGACAACTGCTCCTCCGAGTCGAAGTCCGATCATGATTCGAGCTACTTCGAGAAGCTTGTCGATCCCCTTCGGGTCGAGCATAAAGTTCTCGATGTGCCCGAGAATCGACTGGATGATGGGCTGTACCGAGGTGAAAGCGGTTACGATGTGATGGTAGAGGTTCTGACCGAAGGTCTGAACAATGGGGTACCAATGCTTGATGGCGTCGATACCTTGATGGAACGCGTTGTCGAGATGTTGACCGAACGCAATACCGATGTCTCGAAGGTGCTCTTTGGCGCCTTCGTCTTTTCCCAGACCGTTGAAGGCTTTGATGGTTTCCTTCACCGACTGGAAGAGGGGTCCCCCAACAAGCGTAATAGCCAATCGGATATTGTCGATTGCAGTCGTCGTAACGCCCTGCCAGTTGTTTGCAGCCGCGTCGCGCATCTCCGGAGTGTTGAGTCTGGCGAGAGCTTCACGCATCTTCTCCAAACGTTTCTCGGGAGCTAAAGCGTTCAGATCCTTCGGCGACATCTCCATCCCGAGTCGGTTGAAGAACGGCATCGAGTGCCGTGCATTACCCTCGAGAATCATCGCGGCTTCCCGCGCTGCAACTTCATTTCGAACGCCAAGAATCTGGCTCGCCATCATGATGTCGGCAGCCATCTTCTCAGTGCCGTGCATACCGATCCCCTGTTGCGCCGTAGCAGAAGAGATGGTCGCCATGATGTGGCTCAGGTCTTGAAACGTACCGGGTAGCTTGGCTGCATCGGCACGCATCTCCTTTATGACATCGCCCGCGATGCGCATTCCACCGCCGAAGTTCGCAACCGTGCCGTTGGCACTAGCAATGGCAGCAATGGAAAGCGCGGTGTTTTCCATTTCCTCATTGAGACGAAATGACTCTTTGACCGCAGCGCCTAAGCCGACAGCGAGAGCGCCTGTAAAGGCCATAGTTGCCTTAGCGCCAACATCGAATACCTTCCCACCAATGGAATCCAACGCGCTATTGAATGACCCAGCCCACGACTGGGTGCTGCTCATCATCGACGACATCCAGCCGTCTGTTTTACTCTTCAGGTCTGCGATGCTTGCAGCTGGCGCATTGAGGCCACCCTTCTGCAAGAATTCAACTTCGACTGAATAGGTTACGTCAGCCATTAGGGCGAGGGTCCTACGTAAGTGATTCGCATTGCGTTAGATGCGAGAAGAAAGTGAACTTGTTCGGCGGTGTAATCAGGAGTGATGATTTCACTCAACGCAGATCCAGTAGCCGAATCCTTCACCGTTACTGAAGGACACGAATAGACTTTAGAGTGTGCTTTAGAGATGGTGCCTCGGAGCGACAGTTCGTTCCAGATATTCCAGTCCTGTCGGTCATCGAAGTACGATCGCACCGCTGCCTGGATGGCTTGATCGATGTCCGTGGTCTCGGCGAGGAAGGTTCCATCTCGAAGAGCCACCGTAGCGTCTACAGTGATGACTCGATTACGAAGCTTGAAGACACCAACCTTACAGCCGAAGCCAACGAGGTCGTTGTCGTAGATGCTCTTCTGAACCAGACCTGCCCAACGAGCACTCGAGCCCCAGTTGCCATCTGCAACGAGAATCGTCTGAGTGCCGGTTGACACGTGATCGTAAACCAGGAAGTCTCGGACGCCGGCTGCGTTCAGAGCACCGTACTTGGATGCAGCTGATGTCGGACCGAACTGCCCTGCCGCGAAGATCTGAGCGAAGATGCGGACGAAGGGATCTTCCGGCTTGTCCGCTCCGCCACCTGCTTCATAAGCAACAACTCCGGCGCCCTCGATAATGTTGGGAACCTGGAGATGCGAGCTCGGATCGGAACCAATCAGAATCGGCGCATTGGCGTCGGGGCCCGTCCTCGAAGCTCGGATAGGAACTGTAACCGTGACTTCTGAACCGAACTCGAGGTGAGCATCGGTGAGTGTTTCGTACTCGGTCGCCGGGAACGTGACACCGAGATCGGTGTACTGTTCTCGCGTAACCTTGGTCCCTTTCGGGTATACACCGCCTAAGAGGGGCTTGGTAAGATCGGTACGCCCCAGGGTGACGGTACCTTCGGCGAACGTGGGGTTCGTGGCAGGAAGCGCTCCGAACTCACTTGCGACGTACTCGAGAAGATCAGTACCTGTTGATGTCTTCAACCTACGAGCGCCTGCAAGATCAGCTAGGCGTTGGAGCATCTTGGCCACCTGAGCGCGATAGCCCTGGATGGGATGCCAATACACACCCGTGCGGTAATTGCAGTGCCGAAACGCGTTAGGCCGTAGCTCGTACAGCTTTTCGAGAACCTCCGTAATGACTACGTCGGCTTTCGGGATGATGATTTCGTCGGACATCTAATAAACGCACGAAAAGCCCACTCGGGTGGTTACGAGTGGGCTATGTCAGTCCTCTTGGGGGATCGGCGCGTATTCCTTCTCAAGAAGCTGCGCTATGGCTTCTTCAAATAATGCTAGTTCGAGTGCACTGGGTCGACGTCCCAGCAATTCGCAAAGACTCTGGCGTCCGAATCTACAGATGTATGCGTATCGCTGAATCTTATTCCACGTGATCTCCCAGTATACCGAGCTCAGCCCTCGGCAACCGGTAGGGCTTTTCCCGTGATGGCATCGAGGTCGGTCTGGGTGACCTCATAACTCTCTCGGTAGATCTGCTCGAGAGCGAGGACATCCTTGACCTTGAAGAGTGATCCGAGGTCCTCGAGAGTTGCCAGATCGACCTTCTTCCACTTTACATTGGCTGCAAGCGGATCTTCACATGGCTCACTGAGCTCGGCGATCATCAACTTCACGCCATTACGCCACTCAGTCTTTTTGAGCTCAATTACGGTGGCATTTGCACCAACAGTCTTTGCTGCTGCCGTCAGATTCTTTTCGACATCGAGAGGGTCAAGTTCGCGAACGCGAACTGCTCGCCCAGAGAAGCCTTTACCTTTCAAATGGTACTGTGTAAGCAATCATTCCTCCTCAGAGTGTGTCGTTTCAGATGCTCGGGATGCTCTTGAAGTAGCGGAAGCGCAGCTTGAGCTGCAGCATGACCGCCTCTTGACGCGACGACATGGTGATCTTCATCGGACCGACCTTCATCTCGCTGAGCAAGTAGCAAGCGCGCGTTCCATCGCGGTGATGAATCTGAATCGCACCGGTTTGGACCTTGGGAAGATTCGCGTTGTCGTCCTCTTCCTGCGCTTCCATGTACTTCTCCACAACCGACTGATCGGTCTGGAAGATATGCACGGTTACCGTGAAGTAGTTCGTGACCTTGTCAAGACGATCGCGGTTCTCACCATTCACACCGTCTGCAATATCCGTGGCGTTCTCATCGACGTCCCACGTCTTGCACGCGATGTAGATTGGTTTGTTTTCCTGATAAAGCTTGAGGACCGCGTTTTGGCCGCGGAAAAACGGAATGTTCGCCGACATCTAAGGAAGTTCCTAATTCGAAGGTTTCACAAGAAGAGTTGCGTGCTCGGTACCAACGTGAGCAGCCGGAGCGATATGGACTCCGTCGCCTGAGGTACTGCCCCATTCAAGAGCGATGGTGTGTTCGCCTGGGGCGAGTCCACCCAGACGTTTGCAAAGAGCACCGGAGGAGATTCCGGTTAGAGCTGCTCCGCCGTTCGCGACGGGGTCGCCATCCAACGTCAGTCGAAACTTACCGACGTCGCCGGTATCGACTCGACCGCTGAACGTAGCGAAGACGTCCAGTGCATCGGCAATCGTAGTGAGCGTAACGGAGATGAGTTCGGCGAAGTCCGTGCTGGTCGTCGTTTCGTCGGATACCAATTCCGACTCCACACTCACCGGTGTAATCGGAACGGTAGGAACCTCGGCCCACGTTCCACTCGCCTTGGGACCCCAGAAGATCCAGTTGGTTGTGTCAACGTAGAAGTCGCCGTCTTGACCGAGTTCGTCTGCAGGCGGGCCGTCGCCGCTGAGGACAGTCTTCCCGTCGGTGCCGTTCGTTCCGTTGTCTCCAGGATCACCCTGCGGACCAATCAAACTGACTGGCGGAGGCCATGACCCGGAGGTTTTGGGGCCGTACAGATCAGACTCGGTGACATCAATCCAGAAGTCACCGTCATTTCCATCTTCAGCCCCAGGAGCAACCGATCCAGACAGAATGCTGGTTCCAGTCAACCCGGTCGGACCGATCAGAGTGGTGGCAGTGCCCCAATCGTCATCAGTCTTCGGCCCGTAGATGTCGTAGACGTCGACGTCGATGTAGAAGTCGCCGTTGGCGCCCATCCCATTGTCGGGCACACCGCTGCCGTTCCTGACAGTCTTACCGTTTGTACCGGGAGTGCCCGAGGCACCACCGTTACTACTTCCGAACCCGCGAGGCATTAGAGAACGTCCGATGCCGCGAAGACTCGCAGAGTGGCCGAGCTCGTCGTCTTCACAACAAGGAAGACGTCCTTGTTGCGTTCGATCATGAGCTCATGAACAGCCCCGTTCGCGATCATTGCGCATTGAGCGTTGGACCAGACAAGGGGATCGCCTGCGGAGATGACATCACTCTCATCGAGATCGACGGTCTCATCCGAATCGGCGAAATAGTAGTAGATCGCTCCACCATCCGCTTGGAGAGCGAGAAAGACGTGTACGGACGTGGTCTCATCTGCCCCACCGATCGAGAGACCGGTGAGATCGTAGGCGCGAGCTGTTCCGTCTACTTCAAGCGCCGCAACCTGACCTCGGCGTGGAGGCCTGACGCGAGCAGCTTGGACAAGAGCCCTATCGGATGAGTCGGACATTAGACCGGGTCCCCGAAGAGAATGAATTCGATGAGACCTTCACCCGACTGTTCCGCAGTCGTTCGGAACCAGAGCTTGGAGATCTTCTTCGTAGAAGCGACATCCGGAGCGGAGAAGCTCATGGAGCCTCCGATCGGAATCATGTGCGTAGATGGCGATTCGAGACCGAACAACGGAGCCTGCAACGCTGCTTCCGCATCGTCGAGCGCAGTCGTAGCAGTCAGGAGGCCCTCCGTGTCGACAGCTGTATCATCGGTCGTGAGCGCGGTTTGCACCGTGCCAATCGCCGTGCTTGCAGTTGCAATCGCAGCGATAATGTCGTCGATGTTGTCCATGTTGTCGAACGCGTTGAGAATTCCGAGCTGCGTAGTCAGAGTCGAATCGATATTACTCACCGCAGTGTGGAGCGTCGTTACGGCGCCATCGAGCGCAGTAACTGCGCTGTCTTCGTTCGTGATCGCAGTTTGAAGTGCAGTAAGCTCCGGAGTCTCTTCATCCGTGGCTTCCTCACCGTTGATGATCATCTTCAGCTCTTGGCCGGTGCGGTTCACAACCACAAAGCCGGTCGCAGCAGAGATGTCTCCGAATGGTACGTCATGCCTCGTGTCCGCAGCTTCGCTATCGGGGACGTCAAGCGATCCGTATACGCTCGCTTGATAGGCACACGTAACCGAATGTGGAGTAGTGGTCGGCCACTTCGACGCGACCCCCGAAGGAGAGACGTAGTCGATACTGGTTTTGACGACTGCTGATTTATTAGCCATCGTAGTCCTTTAGAGCGTCGTCTGGATTCGGACGTTGGTGCCAATCTGCAGGCTGAAGAAGATCTTTTCCTGGTCGCTCGAGATCTGGACATCCGAGGCGATCGTGAATGCGCCGTCTGCAATGCTGTCGAACGTGTTGAAGTCGCCCACTGGACGCATTCCGAAATCGACGATGTGTGGGAGGTTGTTCGGATCCGTCGAAGCGTTTCGCTTGAGGCCATCCAGGAAGTGCGACACCGCCAGGATTTCATCTTGCTGGTTGAACGCCACGTTCGGGCTGTCGACGTACTCACGCAGGGACTGAACCACCGCCTTGGCGATGTAGTGTCCCATTCGTGTGCGCTTGTAGAGACGCTTGCTCGGAGCTTGAGGAGCCGCCGTAACGACCGCTGCCTCGAACGTGAACCCGCCGTTGTCCTCGCGCTGGAGGGTGCAGATGCCTTGCTGTTCGTTGAGGTACGCACCGTCGCCGCGTGCAGCGGCGAGACGCGAGATCGAGCTCAACAGACGCTGGACGGTGGTGCTCTTCCACGAGAAGCTCGTCGAAGGCGACAAGTTTGCTGCGGCCGAAGCAGCGAACGTAGCCGGAGCAACCAACCGCTCGGTCCCGTCAACGTCGTCGCGCTGGTATGCCCAGACGTCGATGTAACAGACTCGGAGGCTTCTATAGTCCGACACATCCGATCGCACATCCGCGCCATCGAAGTCGCTATCACCGTTGATGAAGGCGATTCGGTCCGTCGTGTAGTCTGCGTGAGCCGCGAGACCGGTGTTCACCGCAGCGCGAAGCGAGTCGCCCGGGTCGCCCGTTAGAATAAGGTCGATAGCCCTATCCGTTTCCAGAAGAGCGACACCGACATCTGCAGAGCCCTGCGTTCCAACATACTCGCTCGAAGTGATCGTCCCATCCGAGCCGGTGCCAAACGAGCCGGTTCCATTCGAAGGCCGACCGTCGGCGCTCTTGGTGATAGCACCAAGCAATTTCGTTCCGGTGAAAGTTGGAACGCTGTCGTCCCCGGTACCGGAGTAATTGAGGTTTGAAAACTTGTCCTGGGTCGTACCGAAGGTACTCGAGAGCGAGATCGTCAGGTTGAAGTGGTTCGAGTCACCGTCCGATGCGTCTTCGACCGTCCACGTGACATCGTTACCGGCCACGCCCTTGTACTTCAGCTCGAGACCAAGATTGTCGACAGTTGCCACTGCCTTCGCAGCGTCGTCACCGAGAACGCGGACGACCTTCAGAACCGGCCATGCCTTGCCGATAACGGACATGTAGCCCGGGCCAGTGCGATCCATGCCGCCGGTAGCGAACTTGTCGATGAAGTCCCTGATCGATTCGATCGCGTAGACCTCACCATCGGGTCCCCACGGGAACTGCTCGACGATGGCGACCTGCGTTGCACCCGTCGCCCTAATGGTCGCCGGGGGGTTCCGCTCGATCGCATACACTGCGTGCCGCGTTGCTTGCGCGGTGGACGTGATGAAAAGCGACATTCTCTAAGCCTCAGGAGTTGAGTAAGTGCCGAAATCAGACATCTCGTCCGTTTCGGAAAGCCGAAGATTGAAGTTGATAACCTTCTGACGTGCCGTTTGCGTGGTCACCGTCAGCATGAAGTAGGCATTGCCTTTGAACAGAGCGCGATACACGGATCGACCGACCGCATCTGATTCAATGATGTAGTCCGGTTCTTCGAATACGAAGTCCGCGATGGTGCCTGCATTCTCCCAACCATCTCCGAGACGAAGAAGGCTTCCGATGCCTACAGGCGTAGGAGCAAACAGTCCGCCAAGAGAAGACTCGCCAGAATGAAGTGCATCATCTAGCTGAGCCATCATGTCATCGCGCAGAACGTCAGCAGTGGCCCAGACGTCCATCTGAAATGGCTGCTTACAAGCTGCAAGCTGCCATACTGCGCTCACGTCATGATCACCAACGTTCTCCTTACTAATGATTCGGAGATCGATCGGAGTATCGACTCGACGACCTGCAGGGTAGATCGTAATGATCTTAGAAGGCTTGACCCTATCGGGAGAAGGCCACCGCGATTCAATTACGATATCTGACGACAGTTTCGTAGTAAGAAAGGTCGCGAGAGCGTTGGCACCTGCCTGCTGGATTGAAACTCTAAGATCCGCCATTACAGGGCTTTCAGTGCTTTACGAATGTCGCGATCGAGAATCTTCGCAATTGCAGGTAATGAACCTCGGACGAACCAGTGTGGCGGAGTGCCATAGGTTTCTATGGCATGGGCAATCTCGAGAGCTAATTCCGTTGGCGCGTCGATCGGACTTACACGTCCCTTACCGCCGCCAGGACCGACTCCGTCCAGATTGAAAGCCCTGATGACTTTCGCGTTGAGCTGTCGTCCTATTTTGGCCGCTTGATACTTTGTAGTCGGCCCATCTCGACGAGAACTGATCTTGTTCAGTCCGCGCTGGTACTGCATACCTCGAAGCTTCACCCAAGCGATCAGAGCTTCGATATCCGGTGTGTGCGGAGAGCTACCAACCTCAACGGCCGCTGCATGTGGAGCATCGACTACAAGCTTTGGGACAGCTCCCGGGACCGCGTGAACCGAGTCCCGAAGATCTCCAAACGCTTTAGGAGCTGCTTCGGAAACAATTGGAACAGCATCCTCGGCTGTCCAGCGCATCCCAACATTCACCGCCTTTTGAATGTTGTCTAGACGCTGTTGAATCAGTTTCGGAAGTTCCTCAAGAGTGCAGCGAATATTATTTTCGCTCACGAGAGGTCTCTACGACGAATGACGAGCTGGTACGTAAACGGCCGATAAGTCCGGATATCCATGCATCGGTATTCACCTGCATGGGTTCCGGTCAGGATGTAGATAATCTCGGTCCCGTTATCTGTTACCGTCGGGTAGAGTTGCTCTTGCGTGTAACCCGTGCCGTTGCCATCCGAAGGAGTGATGTGATCAACAAGAATATCGACAAGCTCATAACGACCAGCAGCGGTTCGCAACTCATGGGCTGTCAGATACCTAACCGGATAAATCGCAGGAAGGACGAGATCGGAATCGATAGGATCGCCGAGCTCGACCTGACCACCGCTCCATCTACGAGTGCGGATTGTGAGCTGATTCGTTCGAAGGTCGAAATGGTCAGGTCCGGTGAGTGCTCGATAGCGATCTACCAGTTTGATCAGAGATGTTCGAATGCTCATCCAAGGCCAAAGAATCCATCGCCGTATCGCGAACCGCCGTTGGTGAAACTGTCACCGAGGTATCCCGACCGTCCGAAGACGTCTGAGTAGATTGGGACACCGGTGATAATGCTGATTCTGGTGACGTACATTCGTCCGGACTTTCGGATCTCGGATGCTCGTCGCCAGCCGTTGTCAAACCAGATCTCATCGACTCGTTTGACGCCTGCTTCGTCTCCACCGGCGGTGAGAAGCGTACTCTCGATTGTAGCGAGATTTTCAAGTGCCTTCTGAACCAGAACTTCCGACTCGGGAGAGAGTCGGGTAAGCACGCTTTCGAGTCGCGTGTGGCGATATCTAAAATGATCAGGATATCCCAAATATAGCCTAATTTGGGCCTTCTCCATCTCTGTAAACATGATTTGCTAGTGCCCCTCTAAGCTCCCGGAGAAGCGAGCGGAATTGCTCAACCGGAAGATTATTTCGGGCTCGATTAGCGAACCACGTGGTTAGTACGATATTTCCTTTTGTGTAACCATGTTCTGGAGACAGTTTGTCAATCGATGGCTTGCATGGACCATTGGGTTCCCTCGAAGGGACCATCCGCAATCCGGTCCAGTAACAAATACCATTTTGATTCTCAAACAGTTGTCTTAGAAATTCAGGGTCAAGATCGAAGGGACAGTTGTCACGCTTCGATCTTGATTTGGCATTCTTGCAAAGATTGCCTGCCCAATTTCTTTCGTGTCTCTGCCATTCACGGGCACGTTCCGCTATCGTGCCTTTTGAACGCAGATAGTAATCTTTTTGTCCAGTTTTGTAGCGTTCTGGATTAGCGTCTCGCCATTGAGTCGCCCTTAGGTTTGCTTCTTGTCGATGAGTTTGATGATAACAAGACTCATCGATGGCACGCTTTTTAGGACCACATCGACAACAATATTTTTGGCGATAGGCTTTGAAGCCACGCTCAAATTGAGCACTACAAATAGGACAGGTAAGGGTCACACTATAAGTATAACCCGTTACTCAGAGTGTGTCAACCGCCTGTGAAGATGGGCATGGTCTGGGACGTCGACGAGAGGTCGGGACAGACCGCGATGGCAGCGTCGGTGAACGACATCACACCATCGACGTCGATCGAGACACTCGGGATCGAGCTCAGAACGTACATCAGGGCGGTCTTCTCATCTTCCTCGAGTTCGAGAGCATCGACCGCGTCGAAGATGAAGTCGAGACGAGCTTGGTTATCCATTAGGCACCCACCAATCGAATGGACTTCATGGTTGGACCTGAGCCCATGTGAGCATTGAGATCTGCCTTGAGCTCGTTCACGAGAGTGACCACATCAGCGAGCGTCGACGTCGAGGAAGCCGAGATCGTGTTCGTCGAGTCCGCCACATAGTGGTAAGTCGTCGACTGACGATGTGCCTCGTATGCTGTACGGATCGCAGCCGCGAGCGTCTTCACCGTATCGAGGTCGTGTGCCTTTGCCGTGGTCACCGGAGAACCGGCGACCTTGTGGGCCAGCGTGTCTGCAACATGGAAGTTGTAGACAGCCTTGAGCTCATTCGCGAGGTCGATGCAGCCTTGGAGGCCGTCGTCCTCAGCACCACCGTCTGCGTCGTCGCCAGTGACAAGAACTTCGCTCTTGTCGTTGTGCGACCCGAAGGCGGTGAAGGTCGTCGTTACGTTGACATCACCGTCTGCTGCAACGGCGGCGAGGTCGGTCAGCACACCGCGGAGTTCCGCGACGAGGCTGTCCTTCATCTGATTGTGTGCGTCCGCAAGCTGAGTCAGCTCGGGCGCAGTGTTACGGATAACAGTTGCCATGTGAATTAGCTCGCCACCGCAACGTGAAGGCGCTTGCCGCAGGTGTTCGGGCGGTCAACCACGAGGTTACCCGTCCAGAGGATCTCAGCCTTCTCGGAGGGGCCCGTCTTTGCGAGCATCTCGTACTTGAAGCCGAGGGGAACCGAGCCGAAGCCGTCGTCCGCCGTGACCTCACCACCAGCCGCCTCGATCAGCATCGCTTGCGATGCGCTCGGGAGGTACTGGATCTCAACATGCGCGCTGTTGAGGTAGTAAACCGCTTTCGCCGTGCAGTCCTTGTCGCGATAGAAGACGCAGCCGTCAACCTCGAGAGCCTGGAAGCCGAAGTCGAGCGTGATCTCGCCGCGCGGACCAGTCACCGACTGAACCTGACGCCGCGTGTTATCGAACAGCGCACCAATCTCGGCGAAGACCGCCGGACTGCATGGCGCCATGTCAGGCTGCATACCGCACTTCTCGAAGATCTTGCGGAGGTCGTCACGAATCAGCTTGAAGCTGATCTGCGTGTCCGAACCGGGATCCACAACCGTCGACTGGAAGTACGACAGGTCGGGGTCCGTGCTGGTGCGGTCCATCGTGGCGTACGTGTTGTCGTCAGCGATGGCAACCTCGAGACCCGCCATGCGCGTCCCGGTACCGGGGCCCACGAAGCACTCCAAGTTGATCTTGCTAGCGAGCTTCGCGGAGTTGTTCGTGACCGCGCGCGCCCAGAGCTGGCGGTTGCCCTCTGGCGTCATCGTCGTGACGGCACCGTCCATCGCGAGCGACGTGATGTGGATGTTCGACCGATAGAGTCCCCACGGAAGATACGCAGCTGCCTGCGAGTCCTGCGCGAAGTTCTCAGCGTCGTCACCCTCGTTGTAGTTCTCAGCGAGCGCACCGTCGCCCTCGGGTGCCCAGGCAATGTTCTTGCCGGCACCGGGAACGATCCGGAGCATCCGCAGAGACGCACAGGTACGGTTGATCTGCTTGACGACATCGCCGCGGTACTCCTGGGCGAGCGTAACCAAAGAAAGCGTGGTAACGGAATCAGTACTCATTTTATAAGTTAGGTAATCCCCATATGGGTGTTGTTATGGGGTTTGAGACCCCGAATTATCGTTGACCGAGTCGTTCTTTTGCGATTCGTTCGCGCTCCATTGCGCGACGAGTCTTTTCGGCTTCGGTCGTGGCGGGTTTTGAAAAGTCGGTTCCCCCCGGATTGGGAGATGGACCGCGTTTCGGAAGTGGGCCTGCTCCAGCACCAGGATTAGGTGCGGGCAAAAATGGTTTGGCGGCTTCGCTCTTGAGGAAGTCCTCGACTCCAGCACCGAGAGGAAGTCTCAACTCTTCGGGGTCTGCGCCGGTATACGGCACTCGACTCGTCTTGAAGAGCGGTGTTCCCTGGTCGTCGAATTCGACTCGCTTCTGAACGTGAAAGAGGTTTTCGACGAGCATGCCAAGCAGCTCGGGTCGAACCTTGCCTTCGAGACCGGCACGCAAATCTGCAAATGCCTTGTCTTCACGACCTTTCTTTTCGGCCGCGGCTACGCGTTCGTCGCGTACTTTCAGTTCCTTTTGCATCTCCTCGAGTTTCTGCGCCATGGCAAGAAGCTCGGGGTTTTGCTTTCCCTTCTTCGTCGTTCCCTCGTCATCAGACGGAGGTGCTGGCGGAGGGGCACTCAGCTTGTCCAGAATCGGCTTGAGCGCAGCATCGAGTGCCGGACCAAGCAGCTTTGGAAAGCGTGCAGTAAGAGCGGAGTTTACGATATTACCGATTTGATCTTCGGTAACGTATCTAGGTTCTGACGGATTCTGCGAGCCGTCGTCGTTCTCGTTCGGCATGTGAACTCCTTTTCGGTTGTCCGCCGTGGACTACCGATTGAGGTGCAGCGCTTTGAAACCAGTGCGCCGTGTGCTGGTTTTACCTGGGAGATCCAGGTCGTGATGCGGGCTTGGGCGTAGGCTTCTTTGCCGTCGTCATAGACGCATTAGCCGTAGTCATTGCCGCTTTGGCTTTGACTGGCTCGGAGGCAGCCTTCGCTCGATCAAGTTCAGCCTTCGCGGTTTGAGCGTCGTCCAACAGCGAGCTCGCCGGAGTACTACTCACGACAAACTTAGCGTTGTTGATCTCGTCTCGGATGGTGTCCTTGACGCGCTGGTCAGCTTCGGGATGAAGCGCCAGTGCTACTTTCGTACACAACTCTTTTTGGAATGTCTGGCTAGGAATTCCCAACTCTCGTGCGAGACCTGCGTTCGCGATGAGGGTCGACACCGTTGCTGTGTCGTATCCGGAGAAGCCTTCTACGCTCCATTCGTAGTTCTTCTCACCGCGTGCTTCGCTAATCAACTCGTAGGTTTCTTCGATAGTCTTGCTAACGAATCCACCGTACGTGTTGAGCATGATTCGTGTGGCCGCAGCATCGATCTCTTTGCTGTCTGCCGAACGTCCTACCGTCTCCGCGTTGTTGTCCATCCCCTGAGCCATCTGGTGGACGATGCGGTAGATCTCATCTCTCTTGTTATCGAGGTTGCTCTGAAGAACATCGAATGGAGCAACGGGGGGAGACGTCCAACCAATCTTGTCGTCAGGGCCTAGCAAGATGGCGTAGCCAGCACCCATCCTTGGGGGTGCGTCACCGTCGGCTAGGTTGAAGACCGGTTGTGCGTAACAGGTACGCCGAATCAACCAGGAGAGCGCGTTGTCGATTCGAAAATGCTCGAGTTGAGTATCGAATGTCGCTTCGCCGATGGTGAGTTCCATCGGGATGTGCATGCAGACGATGGGGACTCGCTTGAATCCGTGAGTTGCTGGCTCCCCGACCTGAGGGACTTCGAAATTCTCGTCCTTCGGGCGCTCATCCTTCTTGTATGTCAGCTGGAACGTGTAGACGTAAGTGTCATCGTAGACACGCCAAGTTTCGACCGTTGTGTCGCGATCAGCTGCCCAGTTTTCGCGTACGTCGTAACACGTATGGATGATTGCCCACTGGAGCTCGCCCTCTTCGTTTTCCTGCCAGTCGTACATCTCATGGCGTTCAATCGCCTTGAGAGTTGCTCGACCAAGACCACGAAGCTCGTAGTCCGCAGCATCCTCAGCTTCTTGACCATCGTTGCTGGGCAACTCGATCAGCCAGTACGATTTGTGATTCGTCAGGGCGCCTCGAAAGCGCTCCTGCATGAACGCATTGAGCTGAGTCTCGTTACCCACGTCTTCTTGAAAGAAGCCGTAGAACTTGTCGACTTCCGCGACGGGAGTCTCGGTTCCACGCTCGTAGGGCTTGACGCTAAACGAGGAAGCAAAGAGCCAACCTACATACAGGTTGATAATACTTCCCATGTACGATCGGTAGTGAGCCTGCGATCGTCGTTGGAAGTAGATCTCTTCCGGCTCGACAGGGTTCTGCGGAAGAAAGCAGCCGATATGTTCTCGGAACTTCTTGCCACCCTTCGCAAGAGCCTCTACTTGGCACCAGCGATCAGCATCATAGGAGCTATGCTTCTGATCTAATGTTCCAAGTTTCATAGAGTCTATCAGTACGAAAGAAGCTGAGTCGTCAGGTTGCCGCGAACAACGCGCTTAGAAGCCGAAGGAATGAAGGCCGAAGCGAGAGCGTCAACCTGGTCGTCGTGAGGGTCATCGAGACCCGTGAACAATAAGACCTCAGAAAGAAAGTCGCGGCTCCATCGCTGGTCTTCCGCAGGAACCATTACACGGTGTGCATTCCATGCTGCAGCCACCGCTTGTGCACGAACGAACTTGTCGTCCTTGGCGGGAATCGCCTTGACCGGAACACCGCGGTTGATGAAGAAGTCAGCGATGACTTTTTCTTGACCACCCACGTACCAGTAGATCGGCGGGTTGCCGTACTTGAATCGAAGACCTCGAAGAATGCTCTCGAACTCGGGAGCCTCGCACTGCTTGCGAACAACTTCGAGGATGTAGTGAATACCGTCTTTGACTCCGAGTACAACGGCGACTGACCAGTCTGAGTGGGTCTTCTTCGTGTACGCGCAGTCGATTCCGATGACGATCTTGTCGAACGCCGTCGGCCAGTCTTCCTTTGAGCAAGGACTGGGATCCCCGAACACCGCTCCGCCACGAGGTCTGGGTTCGCCCATGTAGAGCGAGTGCCACTCGTAAGGACCGATGAGGGACTTGATCTCGAGAAGCTTATCGAGCGGCCATTCGTTGGGCCAGAGCGCATCGCTCTGATCATTGATGGCCTGCAGATTCACGTAGGGCCACCCGTGTTCTTTGGTGACCTTTCCGATGAGATCGTCAACCGTCCATCGAGTGTGAGTGACTATGACGGAAGCGTTAGGACTACGTCGCGTAATAGCGACGGCGGTGAACCAGGACCACGTGGCATCTCGGATGCGTCCTGACTCGGCTTCGGTTCGACCCTTGTAAGGGTCATCGATGATGATGAGGTCTGCTCCGCGACCCGTGAAGCCTGATCCGGGGGCGACGCACTTGAAGACGCTTCCGTTCTCGAGTCGCCACTCTTCCTTGGAATTCTGGTTCCGGTCGAGCTCGACGTTGTTCGCGATAAGGATGTCTTTGACTTCGAGGCTGTTGAAGCCTGCGAGGTCGAGAGAGTAGCACCCGTAAGCGACCTTGAGTCCCGGATGTCGAATCATCTGCCGAGCGCAGAGATGATTGACCAGAACGCTCTTACCGTGCCGCGGTGGCGCCGACAGCGCGAAGGCCTGAGGCGACTCGTCGAGTGCCTCCATGTACGGAACGACTGAGACCAGATGCTCCGGACGACAAAGATGTGGCGAGGTCGTCGTCAGGAAGTCGAAGAGCGGGAGGTCTGCTAGATTCCCTCTCGTCTTATCCTGTAATGCTGCGTATCTTTCTTTTGCGTAGCGAGCGAGAGCGCTCTCAGCCGAGTTCTTCGGCGTTTTCGTCTGTCTCTTCCGTGCTGCCATTTTCGGGCAGAATCCCTACTACTTCCAACTCGGCCGGCAGTGCCTGGCCCAGGTAGACAGCTAGGACCTTGGCGAAGGTGCGCTCGTCGAGTGCAGCCTCGAGCCTAATCATGAAGTCTCTGATTTGGTTTTCAACGGTGGTTTTCACCTGCTTCGAGAACGCATCAGATCGTGTGCGTTCGAGCATCCACTTCGCATCTTCGGAACTCTGCTTGTCAGGTTCCTGACTCAGAGCACTTGCGGTGATGGTTTCCACCGCTCCTGCCTCGAACAGATGCTGGGCAATCTCGACATCCTCGGCAAACTGCCAGAGGTGAGGATCGCCGTCCCGGCCCCGCTTGAGCCAGTCATGTAGAGTGGCCTCGGTAATGCCGGCGCGAGCTGCGGCTGCCCGCTTGCTCTGACCCTTCTTCAGTTCGTCACAAATCTTCTCGTGAACCGCTGCCGTGTACTTCGCGGGTGGCGGGCCGAGAGGGGTACGATCGTCGTACCCATGCATCAAGTCCTCATTATGGACCAGCGCAGGGCGCTGTTCCTTGAGGGATTCACTAGGTTTCACTTGTGAAATTGTTCTTCTTTTTCAAGAAGATATTCCAGGTACTCGAGCTCTTTGAGTAGCATCGAGTGTGACTCTAGTTCGCGCTTGATGTGGTCTCGACGAGCCTTCAGCTGAGCCACAAGCTGCGAGGTAGACTGTGGTTCGAGTGCTTTACCGAGCACCCAAGAATAGTCCGGAATCACCGGCGTCGCGGGTGGCCACGGGAAGAGGGGCTGATCAATGATATTCATCTCTTACCCTCTCATAATATAAGCAACATTTCGTTGCGGTAGTGACCGGTACTTCTCATATTATCCAGCAGTTTCACAGTCTTCCTCGTTGGTCCAATTTTCCTTCATCTCTTCCAGATCGATGTACCAAACGTCCCCAAGACGCTTGGCGAATCCTTGTCGATTCTGACACCACTCCTCGACGGTTCTCGAGGAAACTCCGAGTGCTCCTGTCACCAGCGGCACCGCCTCCTGCCACTTCCGGGGCGGACCGTTCATTAGGAGTAAGGCTCCAGTTAGTCCGCCGATGCCGTCACACTTCGCGAGCTCGTCGATCGAGACGTACCAGGCACCGTCCAACTGTTTACCGACTCGTGAGGCCCACCGTCGAACTGCGCGTTCTGGGATCCCAAGATGTTTTGCAAGCCATGCTGCTTTGATGGGTTTCAGGGTGCCTCCATCAGGATTCGGAAGATGTGTAACGCCGCTGCACACTCGGCAACTGAGTTCGCCTTGAGGGCGTCTTTGATGGCGAGCTCGAGTTGCGTTATCCGGAGGATCATCTCGCGTACAGAGCAGGCATTGAAACTCCCGTGTATCCGACAAAACTCACAAGGACAGTAACTAGGAACGACAGCATCACTCATCGCCGCTATCCTCATTGCGAGCTCGGTTGTACTGACGGATGGCTTGCTCGAAGTCCGGCTTGCCGGCGAGGTAGATGAGGCCCTGCTCGTCGTACATCAGGTCCGTGTCCGGATCGTACTTGTGGTCAATGAGGATCTGCCATCGGGACTGGTAATTACGATCGCTTTTACTGCCATGGAAGTTGTGTTCGATGCGACCGTGGGTGAATCCCACCTGCTTGTGGGTGATTCGAACGGCTCGATCTTGCCACTCCTTCACTCGGCGGTGGTAGCCGGGGCGCAGTTCGGAATTCACCGACCACTCACTGTCACCAATCATCGCCCATGCCATATGACGGTCGGCAGAGCCGAGGATACAGAAGTCCATCAAACCATTGGCCTGTTCCCAAAACTTCCGAGTACACGCCCACGCGTAACCGGGGTGAGCGAATCCGTAGTAGTCGTCCGGATGCTTCTTTTTGGGCTTCTCCTGCTGGTGCATCCAGCCGAAGCTCTGATGGAGCTGCATCACGTTTCCGTGAGGGCCCAGGTCCGAGCACTGCTGCCACGGCTGGACGACGGGCCAGTGCTGCAACTGATGGATGGTCTCGAGCGCCCAGTTCGGATTCCGGAAAGTGATGTCGGCATCGACCCACGCCATGTACTTCCAGTCTCGAGGAAGCAGATAGCGGACGCCGAGATTGATCATGTTTTCTTTGATCCAGATCTCGGTGTTCGTCCTCAATTGTAGGTGACAGTGATCGTCCATCATCGTCACCTCATGATGGCGATCGCCGAAAGCGGCCTCCACCATGTAGGCCCGCACGTTCGGGTGCTTCTCCATCTCAGAAAGCCACTGTCTCGCCAGGCGGTAGCGCGTGTGCCAGCGAACTGGATTGCTCAAGACTCCGACGACATGCAACGTGCTGTCGGTTTGGAGCTCGTGATGATGTCGATGGTCGGCTAAGTGATGATTCATTTCCGTTTTGCTTCTTCGCGATTGAACTCGATTACGTGATCTCGAAGGGCCAGGAGCGCATCCGCGTACGCTTCGCACGCTGCATTCCGAGCTCGTTTTTCGGCGCCCTCGCGGAAGGCCTGCAACAGATCCGCATGCGTCTTCGAGGTATGAGGCACCTTTTCAGGTGCAATATTCTTCAGGTAATTGTAGACTTCCAAGAGTCCACGCTCGACGCTCTGCGTCCCCCATTCTTGGTAAGCCCGAAGAATGCCCACCGCTATTAGCCCCTCGGGGTAGGCGGTTGACTTCCTCAGTTTGGACAGCGTCTTGAACCGCGCTTCCTTGCGAAGGACAGCCGCACCGTCCACATACCGGTCTTTGAACTCAGCTGTACTCTGGAACTCTTGGATGCAGCGCAAGATTCTTGCTTGCCGCATCATCCGGACTTCCTGATTCGTGTCGACGCGGGCGAAATCGTTACCTACCCGCATGTATTGTCCTACTATCTCTTCGTTCGGACCCGTCTTCGGAGGATCCTCCTCCATCTGATCGGAGTTTCGGTGCTGCCTTTCTTCTTTACGTTTTCCGAAGTTACTCTCGGCTATTTCCATCGATGCCCCCATCGCAGAGGGGGCGTTCGCGTACCTGGTTACAAAAAAATCTAAGACGTCACTAACCTGAACCACAATATTTCCTTTTTCTAAGAGTATAGCACATTACGGAGTGAAAATTTTGATCTGCTCCCGAATCCTGTCGAACCGGAGTGACCAATTGTCGCCCAAGCACTCCTCGATCAGAATGACGTTGTCGACGCCCGGGATGATGGGTTCCATCCATCGCAGCACCAAACCTTTGTAGGTCTTCTCATCCTCACAGATATTCTCTGGGAACTTCCCACCGCTGATGCTGGCGTAGTAAATCAGCATCTCCTTCAGCTTCTCTTCGATGACTTTTTTCTGAGCTTCTTTCGCACGATTAGACATTTTTCACCTATGACATTGACATACTCTCAAATTGTCCTAAAATAGAGCTCATGAAGAACAGGGCGGGAGCTAAGAAATTCCAATCTGAACCCGCAGGAAGTGGAATGCGACGCAGATTCACAGAGGAAGAGCGCCGAAAGCTCATCCTTGATACGATGAAGAAGCATGATGGAAACCGCGAAGAGGCTGCGGAAGCCCTCGAGGTTAGCCTCAGCACCATCAACCGAGAGATCAAGTCCTTGAATCTTTGGGACGATCTCGAAAACCTTGGGCTTATCCGTAATGCTGGACCCCCTAGGAACAAGCCTCGCGGCTCGAGTCGTGTCCAGAAACTCATCATCCAAGCCATCAAAGAGGGCAATGGCCACATCGACAACGGTGTGCTCGTTCGTAAGCTCTACGGGCTCGACGACCAGCAACACCGCGATCGGTTGTATTCGGCCCTCGATGAGCTCAAGTCTCGTGGCGTGATCACCAAGATCGAGGGACGGTACTTCGTCCTCTGAAGAACAGGCGTCGGTAGTGGCGCCTTTTCTTTTGAAACCGTTTGACACACTCTGAGTTTAGTGCTAGAATACAGACTATGAACACTTACCGAGTCGATATGGTGATGGAGCGCTTAGTGACCTTCTTCGTCGATGCTGAGGAAGAGGACGACGTTTACCACTTTCTCGAGGAGAACCCGGAGTGGGTCCCTGGTGACGTCGATGGGCTCATCGACCATGTGACCGAGGAAGACGAGATGGGATACACGATTATCCCCGAAGCCAAGATTCGAGCGAACTTCAAGGTGACGCCGAGTGGAGAACTCGTTGAGAAGTGAGCTGGAAGCGTCTCGGAGAAGGCAACTATGAATTCGAGGACGGAGATTACTATGCACTTGTGTGGCTGGAGGGTGAGTTCTGGCGAAACGCCGTCTACTTCCAGGGTGGAATTCGAGATCTTGGTGAATGGCCAGGTCGAGACCACGCATTTCGAAATACCCATGGAGCTCTCCGACGCCTGCGAGCTAATCGAGGATTACCAAGTGTACCTGAGGAAGATGATGATGACTGATTGGGACTGTCCTGAGGATCTCATAGTAGGCGATATCATTGAGGTCGATTACAGCGGTATCCCTCTTGGTGAAGGGACTGTCACCCAAATAAGTGGAAGTTACGTCAAGTTGAATCTTGATGGGTTGGACTTCTACATCACCTATCACCAGCGGGGTGCCTACAAGTGGCGGCGCTTCGGGGTGCCCACGATTCAAACGTTCAAAGCTGCACCTCCAGTCTACGGAGCTGTTTGCAGCAAATGTGGAGACTACAACGAATTTGCCGAGGTCAAAGAGGGGTTCCGATGTGGACCGTGTAGGAGCTGGGAATGAATAAAGAACGATTGCTTAGATTGGCTGACTTTCTGGATGATCTTCCACCAGAGAGGTTCAATTACGCGAGTTGGGCGTCCGATGACTGGTTCGAGGGTGGTTGCGGGACCACCGCTTGTGCACTGGGTTGGGCTTGCTCGATGCCAGAGTTCCAGAAGCTGGGTGCCACTCTGGTTCCAGACGAGTTCAGAGGAGTCATGCCCAGGATGGCAGACAACGAGAATTCCGGAGCTGTAGAGGTCGCAGAGAGGATCTTTGGACTCTCAATAAGTGAGTACTTGCGGCTCTTCATTCCAAACAACTACGCCGACGGCCGACTCGGTGAGGATGCGACCGCTCGTGAGGTCGCGGCTCACATTAGGAAGTTCGTGGAGGAGCAGAATGTCTGAGCCGAAGTACGTAGAGGGTTGGTCGGGTGCGTTGCTGAAGCTGGAAGAGGATCAGCAAGTTCACGACTTGAGATCACGAATCCTCAAGAAGCAGCTTGGACACATGTTGCTCTGGGCGACTTCCGAACTCTGGAACGAGGATGAGAAGATGGCTCGTCTCGAGCAGGTACTCAAGCTCGCCGAGGACATCCGCAAGGTCTTGCTTACCGACGACGTCACGGCGAACGCAAACCAGGCCGTCATCCTGAGTCACTACGACGACGGACCGGTCGCCGAGTTCGAGGCTCGTCGTCAGTTTACCGACTTCAGATGCACAACGGATCTCAAGTTCTGTCGCAAGCTCATGGACATGGAGATCGAGGAGTCCGAGAAGTGCGGCTGGTAGTTATCGAATCTCCGTATGAGGGCGAGGTTACGGCAAACGTCGCATACGCTCGAAAGTGTATGAAGGATTGCCTCAACCGCAAGGAAGCACCGTTTGCGAGTCATCTACTGTACACGCAACAGGGTATTCTCAATGACGCGGTGTTTGATGAGCGACAGCAGGGCATCCAGGCTGGATTCGCGTGGCGTGAGTTTGCCGACGTGGTGGCGTTCTATCTCGATCGAGGCGTGAGTGGTGGGATGAGGTATGCGTTTCGAACGGCGATGGAATACGGCCTGAAGATCGAGTTTCGTTGTTTGGATCGTGACGTGGCGATGGGTGACCTGTTGGAGCTTATCAATGGTTAGCTTTATCGCTTCGCTTATCTTCTTCTATTCCGGACTGTCGGTACTCACATGGTTCTGTCCTCTTTGGATGATGGGACGATGGGATTCCTGGGAGGATGTCTGGAATCTTGTGGGAGCTGAAGTCCTCGAGCAGTTCAAGGGGCTGAAGTCCAGTCCCGAGGTCATGCAAGCGTGGACAAGGTTCTCAATGTCTCTCTTTTGGCCTTATGGGTTCTTCTCTTCTTCAGATTAGGGATTTCCCGGAGCTACGGCTCCGGGGACCCGTTTTATAAGGACTACGAAATGAACCGAGAGAAATACGAAGCGATGGAAGAGATTCTGGAGAGGTTGGTCCATCTGAGTTGGCATGGCGATGATGCCGCAGAAATCATCCTCGAGCTCTCCGACATCGCGGAGGAAGCTGAGGAGGTTCTGAAGCTATGAGTGCATATCGAACGCCGGGAGAAATAGAGAGGGTGCCTGCAATGGAAAGAAGCGCTGTTTGGATGTTCGAAGATATCAAGCTCACGTGGAATGAGGAGGGAAAACAGGTTCACCTGAGCATCGGAGGAACCGGTCAAACTCTCACGTGCGACATCGCTCGAATGCTTGGTGAGCAACTCCAACAAGCTGCCGAGGAGGCAGAATACGGACGATGATTCGGATCGATTGGCATGATGATGACGCCGAGCAACCGGGTGAGTTATCGCTCACGTTCAGGTTCTGGCGAACCTCACCGGAGGAGCTCGCTCAGGCTCGAGTCTTGGTACAGACGGCGAGAAACTGGGTTCCGTGTGAGACGATGTTCGAGGCCGAGGTCGTAGCCGTTGAGGCCTACTTGGTGGCCATGCGAGACGCCCTTCAGTCCTGGAGATCTCAGTCGTGAGTATTAGAGATTGGATTTCAAACTGGAGGCAGCCCCAGCAGGATCCGTGGAAGGATCTCAATGAGGCTGTTGGAGCGGTGGCCGGAGCTGCTGTTTCGTCAATCAAGGCCTCCTACGAGCAGGAGCTCGAGGTTCTGAGGGCTGAGAATGAGGAGCTGCGGAAAGAACGCGATGAGCTGGCGCTAATGCGTTGGCGAGCGCAGGAACTCATTAGCGACGTCTACAACCTGATCGTATGGGGTTCCATTTCAAAGGCTAGGACGGTCATGGAACGCTTCCGATGGGATGGTCGATGAGCCATCAATACATCAAACTTGAGCGGCATGATGACTGGGGAAACATCTACTTCTCCCTTCCAGGATTCGGGCTGGGTCCGGACAAGACGGCCAACGTTCGATACGGACTCATCTTCGAGGATGGGGATGTCGTTATGGTGCAATGGCCGAATGGAGTCGCAACCTTCGAACTGATCTCCATCCGAACTGAGACCCGTAGGGTCTACGACCATGGGCATTCCTACGATGTTCACAGTCAGGTGCCTGGATTACGAGTGCCAGTTCACGGAATCGAGCACTGGGTGGCACTCGATGAGGTTGAGATTTGGTATGGGGATCTAGTGACGCCAGAACAGCGTCGAGTGGAGCGTTTTCTATGAAGGTCAAGATCATAGACTGGGCCGATTATCAGCCGCCACGTCAGTGGTTTCCCGTGCTCTCGTGTGGACATAAGGCGATTGGTTCTTACGAGGAGGGTCTAGATGACGCTACGAAATCGGAAATCGAGGTAGATGGTGTCTGGACTTGTTTCAAATGCGGTGAGATCGAAAAGCAGATTGCAGATCTGGAATGCCGGCTTACCAAGCTCAAAGCTAAGAGGACATTATGACTAAACTCTGCATGGAAGTGCGCAAGGCACCGTCGTTGGATGACTACTTCAGTCAGGATTTTCAAAAGGTGTGTGCTGCCGGAGCCGGACAGCAGGTTGTGGAACCAGCAGAGCACGAACTCTTCATCGATATCGATACGGAAGAGGACTTCGGGGTGTTTTTGAGACACTACACGGTACTGAGCCAAGCTGGATACGTGTTTGGATACGGCGCCATTCCTTCCAAAAGCGGACTCCCACATCGACACGTCATTGTGTATCTCAATCGACCGGTGCGCTCCCATGAGGAGCGGATTCTGCTTCAGGCGGCGCTGGGGAGCGACCGGAAGCGGGAGCTTTTGAGCTGGATTCGGATCCAAAACGGCAATCCGACCCCCTCGGTGTTCTTCGAATGACCGAGCGTTGGGATCCGGTTGATGACTGGGATTGGGAAGACATCGTCAAGCGAGCACGGGAATTGGAGATCGAGTCTGCTTGGAACGACAAGATTCCACCCAAATCTCGAGATTTGGCTCGGATTATTCGTGTTTTAGATCGCAAGATCGGGGAGCTTGAACAAGACATTATGGAGCTTATGAGAAATGGACGAGATTTACGATGAATGCCCAGAGTGCGATGGCGATGGGACCATCATCTGCTGGAACTGCGGGGGCTCGGGTGACGCGGACACGCATCCTGACGACGAAGAGGTTGGGGAGTGCGAGGAGTGTCAGGGTTTCGGATGGATTGACTGCGATTGGTGTGATGGGAACGGAGAGGTGCCTGCTAAATGAATAAGGAATTTGAAGTACACATGTTGAATGAGCAAGGGCAAGAACGAGCCAAGCAAATCGCACAAGGGTTCGATCTGATGCTGGAAGGACTTCTACGAGCTCTTACCGTGGAGTCGAGGGAGCTGAGTCTCTGTCGAACGAAGATGGAAGAAGCCTGCTTCTACGCGAAGAAGGCAATGTCGATGTGCCCCGAGTACCAAGCATGAACGACGATATTAGGGCTATTTTGAATGCTTTTCCGGCGAGTACGGTCACTTTTTGCATCAACGGGGGCAAGTGGAGTGCTGGAACGGTGCTTCCTGGGGCAGTTCACAAGGTCGTCGTGGCCGATTCGCCTGAGGAAGCAGTGGCGCGACTTCGAGTTGAGTTGTTGAAGAAGGCCAAATTCGCTCTGGATGAGGCTCAAATTCACTTCGATCGGCTGGCTCGAGCATGAGAGTACTTGTTTGCGGGTCCCGAACGTTCCGCGAGAAGCATCTACCCGTCATGAGGCGTGAGTTCGAAACGCTTCCTGAAGAGGGCGTCACGATCGTCCATGGAGGACAGGGAAAGTACAAGATGGTTCGAAGAAAGCAGGTACTGGAGAGCGGTGCGGACATGTTTGCCGACGGTGTGGCTAAGGAAATGGGGTTCTCAACGGAGGTCTTTCTTGCCGACTGGAACACCTACGGGAAGAAAGCCGGCCCGATGAGGAACACTCAGATGGTGAACTCGGGGGTCGATTACGTGCTCGCGTTCTGGGATGGAAAGACAGGAGGCACCATGGACACCGTCAAGAAGGCTCGAGAGAAGGGCATTCCCGTTCGACTTGTGGAGTTCGGATCATGAAAAAGCAACATCGTGAGCACGGAACCATCGATTACATCAAAGATGACGACTGCGATGGACGGTTCGATACCATGTTTATCGGAATCAGACTCACCGAAGGGTGCTTTCAAGCCTTCGGTGGCTATGTACTGAACGAATTCCGAGAGCAGTGGACCAGAGAGATCTGCGCTCTGTTTCGAGTGAACAAGCTCGATGACATGGTCGGAAAGCAGTGCTGGGTACTTCGATCCTTCTCAGGCCGGAATGAGAGTATTGAGGGACTGGAAACCATGGATGGACGGCGCTTCACGGCTACCGATTTCTTCCGTCGGTACCTCGGTAAGCCGGTACCCAGCGTGCTCGAGAAGCGACGTGAATCGATCCAGAGCACGATCGCTAGTCTGACACGTCGGATCAACGATGAAACACGCACGCTAGCGCAACTCGAAGCAGACTACGTCGAATGGGCATAAGGAGTTAGCTATGTCGAATGATGAGTTTGCTCGTTTAGATGAGGATGGCACGGCAAAGCCGAAAAGCCGTCTGGTGAATACTGCTCAAGGACGAGGAGAGAGCGAGACAACTATCGCCATCGTACCAGGACCTGCAGACACGTATGTAAGCGAGGATGGGGAGCGGATCCCGCTTTGCTCCGCCGAACCGAGGTGCACGGGTACGTTCGCCGTTCAGTCCGATATCCCGTTTCTGAGGCGTTGTCATCGCCCCTCAGGTCATCCCGAGGAGTGCGGGTTTTGGGAGCAGGTAGATGAGCGGGACTCCGCCGATGACCCGCCCGTAGGGTCAGGGATTGACCCCTTCGTGTGGCGTCGCATGCCCGAGAATCTTCGGCGCGATGTGCCAGGGTATTGCTCCAACGAGGCGCAGCCGAGCTGGACTGCATCGCTGGACGCGACGTGGGACAACGCCATTGAGGCATGCGTGGCCATCGTCGAGCGCGACGTGAGCAACGGCCATATCGAGCACCATCTCGTCGAGACTTTCCGTGCGCTGCGACGCCGAGAGAGGGCAACGCCGTGCGATGGTCCTTGCGCTGAATTCGATCGCACGGCCCCCCGGGTCGGCGATATCCGGGTGCTCAATTCTGGCGACGCATCGAAGCTCGAAGCGTTGCACATCGAGCTCGCCGCGCTCCGGAAGGTCGCCGAGGTTGCAGAAAGAGTCCGCGAGACCCTCGGGAAGAATGACATCCGGGAGACGCAGGTAGGGTTCGGGACCTACGTGGTCCTCTCAAACGCGCTCGAGGCGTGGCGAGCCTCGGCCAAGGCAACGCAGGAGGGCACATGATCGCTTGGATGTGCATGATGTTTGGCCACCTGTGGCGGCTGGATTCCTCCTGGGGCCGTTCGACTACTACCGCTGCTCGCGCTGCGGCGCAAAGGAGACTCGATGAAGCAGGACTCGGCTCTGATCTGGTGGGGAGATGTTGGCGGCATCCGGTTGGGATGGTGTATATCGCCTAATCCGGCGAAGCGATTGCTCGCGTATCAGCAGATCCACGGACCTGCGATCGATGCCAGCGATGAGCGACTCGAGGAGATTGCTCGCGAGATGGGATTCAAGTCGCCATTCACGATCGAACGACCGGACTTACAATGTGGAGCGACTTACAACGGATACGAGTGCGTCTTTGGGAAGAATCACCTTCTCGACTACCACTCGGATGGCGAACACCGATGGTCAGAGGATAAACAAATGAGTTGGGAAGACGTAGAGCGGGATTTGGGTGTCAAGGGACCTCAGGCAGCGCAGAAAAAGATCGATGGGATGTGGCGAGTCATCGTGGCGGCCAGAGGCCTCATCAATTGGTGTACTGACCCACAACGAAACGATCCTGCTCAGAGCAAGTATGTAGCTGCCTTCATTAGGGATCGCGAGGTGGATCTACGCGTTGCACTTGAGAGCCTGCAGGGACCTCGAACATGAGCTCTTGACGACACACTCTTCGATTATTACCATTCCGAAATGAGAAAATTTTATTTTTTTGGGCTGGTACTGATAGCGACGGGATGTGCTGCGAGTCATGCGGAGGACAAATCGTGGAGACCTCCAACTCCTGCTGAGCAGGCTGATCAGGCACGGCAAATCGAAGTTGCGAACAGACCACCGCCTGCGCAGCCAGATCCGCCACCTCGGACCGACATTGCCAAACGTGTGAGGTGTCCTCAGTGCGACGACTACGAGGCGAAGCTAGCCGATAAAAAACGCGAGCTCGATGCCGAAGAGGTTCGCATGAACGAGTGGGCGAAATCTCACTGTACTGGGACCCTCAAGCATCACGTAGGGCATGATCTACGTGGGAACGAGGTCCTGGTTGGACGCACGGAGAGCGCATGGATCTGCGATGGACAGCTCGTTGATGTGCCGATCACCGGGAAGTATCTGCAGCTCGATCGAAGCGTTTGGTATTACAAACGATGGATCAAAGAACACTGCGATAACGCAGGTCAGAATGGGGAAAATAAGTGCTTCTAGTAGCTATTATCTTTGCTTTGATTGGATTCGGTGGGGGTTGCTTGTGGATGCGTGGATACCTGAGGCCGTGTGAGTTATGTGACAATAACTCATACCCGAGACAGATCTTCGGCGAGGGCACATGGAAGTGCAAAGACCACGACGGGTGCCATTATCGTAGGAATAAGGTGTAGTCTACACCTAATGCTAGTATCGTTTCTTGTTGTAGGGGGACCAGTCCTGCGTTCCTACGAGGGGGGTGGGGAGGGGGTATCGGCCCCCAGTGCGAAATCATGAGTAATATCGCGCGGATAACGCATCGCGTAATATCCGAGTTGGGATAGCGATTATCGCGCTAATGCTATCCCTATCGAGTGTACTACATCCCGAACGGGATACTCAGGCCCTCGACTCATCGATTACAGTGACATTAGAAGTTCTAATCCTACTGTAAACCGCCATCCCAGCGAAGAGCGCATCCGCCATGGTAGGCTCTGTAGGTACAGGTGTGTGCTGCGCTTCCACGACAGCGAGCCCAAGCTCTAACGCATCCGCATTGTACGCGTCCCGTACGGCCGACCAGAGTGCCGCTTGTTCGGCAACGTACAGAGCAGTCTCCTCACGCTCAAACGAGCGCGTGGGGACGCACACGAGCAGGACGAGCCCAACGAGGGCAAGTACCGACGGGAGCACGATGGGGAACAGCGCGAGTACAATGAACGATAGGGTGACCATGGGATTATCGCCTTTCTTAGAGTGTATCAGCGCGAGGGGCGAACAGTGGCGGCCGTGGTGTCGGCCGTGGTGCTGACGTACTTGACGGACGTTGCGATCGAGGCCTCAAGAGCGGCCGTAGCGGCGAGCAAACGCGCGTAGACTTCGGCGCGTCGGGCATCGTGCTTTTTTGCGGCGTCGAACATGAGTAGACTATAGCGTGGGCCTCAGAGTATGTCAATCAAGAAATCTGAGAAATCGTACTTGCGAGCTTTCCCTCGCAAAACATGTAGCCTGCGACGTAACCGTTGCCCGCGTTCTTAGCGCTAAGCTCGCGCACCATCTTGTCCGCTGCCTTGCGCGAACGGACGTAGCAGAGCACGTTGCTAGCGCTGTAGTTACCGAGGATCGGTGCGTGGATGATGATGACCGTGTACATAACTAGAGCATGACTCGATTTCTTAGAGTGTGTCGATGTCTAATAGCGCTAATGATTGATAATAAGTGAGAGATGTAGGTGTTATTAGCTAACACACTACGCATTCATCGCCCCGCAGTGCTTAGCGGCTCCCCCTGCCCCCGCAAGAGACACCGCGTTAGCGGTTATCCCCTGCGGGTTATGTCGTCGAGCCTTACAGCGCGGCGTGGTAGTAACAGACTTCGCCATTCTCGTCGTGGATCACAATGACCCCGCGATAACCAGCGTCGCGCAAGTCGCGCGAGGCCTCGATTGCATCAGAGAAGCTGCCGAACGTGTTTTGATTGTTGAGCGTGTACATGCTGATAGTATGGATCGGATCTTAGAGTGTGTCCAATACCGATTGGGATAGTTGTGTCGATTTCTGGTAGCCCTCGAAATCACTCAAAAAAGCGCGGTAAGCCTTCGACACCCTATGGTTTTCCGATTTTGGTCAAATTGCCTATGAAATCATTCACGAATCTGTAGATACCGTCTATACCCTCTCCGCATATAGGTCTATAGCAAAACCTATTAGGTGACGTAAATAATCTTTTGACTTTTCAAATCTAGGGTGTTTTAGGGTTTCTAGGGTATAGAGTCATTGGAATCATTGAAGTTCCCGAGGATACCCCTCTCGACTACCCCCGTATCCTACCGTCTCTTGACATACTACAAGCTTTCTGCTACACTATAGGTCATGTCAGACATTACATACTTTCTCGTCAAGCATGGTTTCCAAATCATCGGACGTATGGTCACGACTCATCCAGCATTCGACTACCACGAGAGTCTATACGGCCCGTACCTCAAACGCTGGTACCGGGACTACCCGGAAGCTCGTCTCGAGCGCGATCCCGACCAGACGAACGATCGCACGTGGCGCCGCACGGCATCGATGCACAACGGGAGGTCTACGTACGTTGCAGGTGTCAAACGGACGCTACGGCGCATCCTGGAGCAAATGAGCAAGGAAGATCTCCGCTCTTTGGTGGACGAGCTATGAGTCGCCAGACGATAGCCGATCTACGGCAACAGATAGCAGTGCTCGAACGTGTGATCACTGAGCTTCGAATTGACTCGCCTGACCAGCTCGCTCTCTATTGGGAAGCAATCAAACAGCGGTGGATCTCGGTTGCGTCGAATCAAGGCCACGTGGTCTTACGACTCACGAAATTGGGCGCGCTTCAAATTGAAACGAATCGCAACAATCTAACCCTAGGAAAATCAAGATAACACCACGCGAACTAATACAATTGGGATGGCACAAGATCCAGATCAAACGCCGGGATGGCACGTATTTTTGGGCATACGTACCGCCAGGTACGAACTATTCTCAAGTGAAGTCTTGACAGACTCTGAGGTAGCGGCCATACTCTGGTCATGGCTACCCGGAACGTCACGATCCTCACGACACAAGGTGCACACAAGTTTACGATCGAGACCACGAAGTCTCGTATCGCAACGGCCCGTCGTGTGTGCGAGATGTTCTCACTCACGATCGGCCGTGAGATGGATCGCAGTCAGTACGCCCGCATCATCTCGCGCGTCATGAGCACCGATGCGGCATGGTTCAATGTGGAGGTATCATGAGCTGTTTTTTCTGCGGCGGACCTGCGCATCCGGCAACGGGTCATCAGGTGACACCGACCGTGCTCCAATGCAGGCGGTGTCATGAGCATTTCATCCGCTGGTATCGCGCTCGCATGCACAACCCAATCGCGATCGTCGCGCTGGCGGATAAAAACAGATTGACAGACTCTGAGAACAGCACCATACTCCCAACACCCCGATGAGAACCCTACTCGCCTACGTTGGTTTCGCAGCGATCGTCCTACACCATTTCATCTGAAGGAGGCCCACATGCACCCAAGTAAGCAAATCCTCGTTGATCTCACGACCGTTTACAACATCATCGCACGTGCTCGCGCTGAGCTGAGCCGCGGCATGATCGCTCGTCCACCGCTCACACGTCGAGCTCGCTACATCCTAGAGTGATAGACTCAGAGATTCATGCCCTAAGCCTCGGTCCCACGTTGGATCGAGGCTTAGGGCGTCATGAGTAAAGGCACGCTGATTTGGTCGTTTGCGGAACTATCCAATATGGATCTAGCGATCCAAGCGATTCGCATGATCTCAACGGATGACGTTCGAGGTCAAATCGACGGCAACGTGTATTGGCAAGGCGCCAAATGTGACGTGCCATACGTGACCGGGATCTGCCGTGGAGTCGCCTACGCGACACTCGATGGCTCGCTAGTGATCCGAAAGGAACGCACATGATGAGTAAAACCAAACACGGGATTGATTGTTGGTGTGATGTCTGCACGACCAAGCGCAAAGGACCGAATTGGACGTGTCCAGTATGCGGGACACACTGGCGCTGGCAACCAGGTTGGTGTTGTTCGATTCAAGTGAAATAAATGTAGGGAAACACGCGCACCCACGTGTAACCTCGATCGATAGATAATTGATTGACAGACTCTTAGATTCGCGCTACACATAATCACGAGCGTCGGAACAGACGTAAAACAGGAGAGAGACCATGCCATTTCATGCCAAGTGCTGGGAAGAAAAGAACGGCAAATCAGTCAAGCGCGCGTTTCCTGCAAAGTTTGATGGTCCGTGCGACTTGTGCTCGGATCGCATTCACGCGGGCGATATGATTTCGTGGACCCGCAGGGGGAAATGGGGCGGTGAAACGTCCGAGAACATGCAGGTCAATACCTCATCTACCGAAACGCCCAAGGCTCACTCCAACGCGCTCGAAAGCCTCGCAGAAGTACTCTACCCCATGATCGAGGAACGGCTTGATCTGGAGTCAATCCAGCAAGCCATGAGCTCGATCAAGGCCGTCACGATCAACGTGGTTCGGCCGGATCTGAGCACGATCGACGTAGGCCTACAGCACAAGCATTTTCCCCGCTTGCTCGCCGCTTGCAACACGCGCAAGCGTAACGCATGGGTTGCAGGTCCTGCAGGATCGGGCAAGACCACCGCTGCTGAGAACGTGGCGAAAGCCCTCGGCTTGAAATTCTACTACACGGGTGCAGTCTCGGATCCCTACGCTCTCCTAGGCTTCATTGACGCGAACGGGAACTATAAGCGCACCATGTTGCGTGAGGCATACGAACATGGTGGGGTGTTCTTGTGGGATGAGGTCGACGGATCCGATCCCACCGCGCTCGTTGCGTTCAATGCCCTCTTGGCAAACGGCGTAGCAGCCTTCCCCGATGGTATGGTTACGCGTCACCCCGATTGCGTGATCATCGCTGCGGCCAACACATGGGGGCATGGCGCTACCCATGAGTACGTGGGCCGAAACAAGCTGGACGGCGCGTTTCTGGATCGGTTCGTTCGCGTCGCGTGGCCGTACGATCTGGATCTGGAATTGGCTGTTGCGCCCAACATGACGTGGACTAAGCGTGTGCAGGCGATCCGCAAGGCTGTTATGTCCAAGGGGTTGCGCGTGCTCGTTACACCACGTGCATCGTTCGATGGCGCGGACCTGCTGTCCCAAGGTCTGGATCAAAGCACGGTTGAGGAGATGACCATGGCCAGCGCCATGACTCCCGAACAATGGGATAGCGTGAAGAGCGCAGCATAACGACACACTCGGATATTATCGCCCTAGCTTGCATCCTAACGGATCGCGGGCTTTCGGCGATCATGAAAGCTATTGTTCGCAAGATCAATCCACGATCCCATTGGGGGATCCTTCTCACGGATAGCCGTACGCACCGCAGCTACATCGAACGCGGCAAGCATGCATGGTGCGTGCAGTGGCAATCGTCGCAAATGGAGGCCCCATCGTTCTGGTACTACGGCACACGGTGGGAAGCGCGAGATATGGCGCGCGCTCTCAAAAAACCGTTTGACATACTCTCAGAATCGAGCTACACCTAAACCATGACGATCCTCCGTTTCGATTCCGTCGCCGAATTTCTCGAAGCCAGCAAGAAAAGCAGCACGTGGGACCAAATCGAGGGCTGTTCTAGCACTCAGTGGGATCTCAATGTGCGAGGTCCTGAGGCACGTAAGCGCGCCCTTTCGGGTGACATCGAAATCGCCTCGAAAGCAATGAAAGCCCTCGAAAACTTGGACATCGAATGTGACGAGACTCTGAAGCTCGCGTTCATGCCCTCGGTCGCCGGCTCGCGCGTATGCGTGCCTGCATACCTCGCGGGTAATCCCATGTGCATGCGCCAGCGCAAGCGAACCGAGCAAGTCACACGTCACGTCTCGGTCTACGTGGACATGACGTGCTCAGCTGGCATCGACGCATCCGTCATGCTGAAGCGCGGGATCACGATCCTCGGATTCCTGGAACAGCTCCAGCGCAACCAAGTAGGCGTTGATCTGTTCCTCATGTGCTGCACCAATGGCGGAGATGACGGGGATCTGTTTCAGGTTATCCGCGTCGAGTCCAAACCCTTGGACATCTCGTCGGCCGCATTCGCGCTCGCACATCCGTCATTCTCCCGCAACGTCTGCTACGGCCACGCTGAGAAATACGGCTTCTATGGCGCATGGCCTCGTTCATATCACGCGATGGGTACCGAGCAATATCGCAACTACCTACGCAAGGTTACCGAAATGCTCCCAACCGACGTGCTCGTCCCTGAGGTCTACCTCACGGACACGATCGTAAAGGAACCAACGCGCTGGATCGCCGAACGTATCAACCAAGTAAAGGCGGCATCATGAGTCTATCGGACGAAGTTTTATGCATGGTCCACGCCTTTAGTGACGTGGATCGTAGGAAAGCGGTACGCGAGTTAGCAGCGCGTGTGAAGGCGACCGAGACCGAACTAATAACTAATGCATCGATTCGGTATGACGCGGTGCAAACTCTTCTCAAGATCGTATGGTTATATAGTGGTCACAAGGTCGACTCGCGCGGTCCTATCGGTCTGCTACTCGATGCGATCACTATTCTTGAACCCCAAACGGCCCAACTGATCCACGAAGGAATCGATTGGGCTGATTTGATAGAGGAATCATGAACACATGTCAACGCAACCTAACCGATCCCTACGAAGACTGCGGTTCCCACGTCACCTACGTGCCGTGCGGTAAGCCTGCCGTAGCTGAGATCTCCCAACGTCACTACCCCGAATGGTACGCCTGCGAAGAGCACGCGTTGGAAGCACGTCACGAGGGTTGCACACTCGATGGCTGCTACCGAACGGGGCAACCCGATGACTAATCCGCTTCGCAGAATCAATACTGACCAACGTACCGCGCGCTTCGATCCGCTAAACCTACGCGAATACTACGCGAGCGACAATCTATTAGGTATCCCCTACGTTTTGAGGTACGATGATACACTCCCAAATCGTTGGCATGCTTGGCCCGACCGAAAGCGCGCTACTCCTCTCGAGGGCATCCACTGTTTTACAGATGATTATCGATTCGAGCCACTTTGGCGCTCTCCCGATCGATATAAGATCAACGATCGTATTATCTGCAGTCCAGATTTTTCGATCTATCCGGAATGGCCTCTAGCTGCGAAGCAATGGCAGGTATTCCGCTCACGTTGGCTCGCGCGTGCATTACAGGTACGTGGAGCCCACGTTATCCCTTCGGTCTCGTGGGCGGATCCTGAAAGCTGGAAATACTGCTTTCTAGGGCTCCCACAAGACTCCACGATCGCGATTTCCGCCTATGGCGCGAGCCGCAACCCTGTCGAGTATCGCGAGGGTTTCGAGGCAATGCGCGCAGCACTCCACCCCACACGCATCGTATGCATTGGGGGCAAGCTACCCGAATGGCTAGCACCACACGTTACGTATTACCCATCACTACACGTTGAGAGGTTACATCATGGGCGGCAGAGGATCGAGCGCGAGCACACCACAATCACGGGTGACATCTATTCGTGAGGTAACTATCGACTACTCGGGAATGCGTCCAGAAAGCCTGGATATCGTGCGAGGGGAACGAGCATCCGGGAAAGCCATGCGCCCGATCGTAGTCGAAGTGTGGCCCGGCAAAGCGCCGATCTTGACCGACGGCAGACATCGTCTAACCGTTGCCCGCGAACGTGGCGACACTCAGATATCAGCCATCGTGCGCGAATACTCTAGATCTGGGAAGGTAGTTTCCACCCAACATGTCACACTCACACTTTAGGCTCAATCACGACCACTACAATTTCCCACCGCAATCACGATTCGTTCTAATCGAACAATGGCCACACGCTGGCGTTTTCCACGAGGTATCAGACACACATGAACTCCCAATACGTTGGATCTTTGGCTGGCACGAAATCGTACAAGATCAAGCAAGTCGGCCTGCGAATGGTCAAAGAGAAGACCATTTCGCTCCCTATCGATAGGTGTTCCGATCCGGCTCAGGCTGCACTCATCGGACACAAGCTCATTGGCCACATGCCGATCGAATACATGATCGCGATCCTCATCAACTCGGGAGGTGACATCACGAACATTACAACGCTCTCCCAAGGTGGAGCGCATTCGGCGAGTCTGAAAGTGCCGGATATCTTGCGTGCTGTTCTCATCGGTCACGCGGATGCGTTCGTTCTCATCCACAACCACCCCAACAACGATCCCACACCATCACGCCAGGATCTCGAAACCACCGCCGCGATCGGCATTGCAGCTAACCTCGTGGGCCTCCCGATGCTTGACCACTTGGTGGTCACTGCAGAAAAAATGAAATTTCGTTCGTGTCTCGGTTGACAGACTCTGAGGTCCGAGCTATAGTCTAGGTATGAAGACGGAACGATACGAAAAGGGCTTGAAGGTCACTGTCCTGTCTCGCTACAACGGATCGGGTCGCTTCGGTCCGGACGGATTCGAAGGAGAGTGGTTCGTAGTGCGTGAGTTACCGAACCGATACGGGATCGGTGATCTGTTGTTGGCACGCGAACCTAGTGACGATTGGGAGGTTTGCGTAAACCTCAGTCGTATTGAAGGCGCGCAAGAATCAAGCTGGCGCTAAGTATCACCTAGCTCGCTCCCACGTGGGATGCGGGCTTTAGGTGATCATGAAGCTCGCAAATTTCTGGATGAAGCACTCGAAGGGTAACGGGGAATTCTACTGGGGCTTGACGGTCAATCGTCCCGATTGGCTCATGAAAGCCGTTCTAGACGCCCATGATGGTGCGCTACCCCAAAATTGGATCTACTCGGAATGCCAGGCCGCATGCGAGGCAATTGACGAAGGGGATCTAGAAGTGATCGACGATCTACAAGGCTACGCCGAAACGCGGAAGGACATTGACTCCCACGATCTCTGGCAGTGGGGCCTCGACATGCACCGTACACCGCTATTTACCGATGCGGAAGACAACGCTAGTGGATATTACGAGCCATCCAAAACACCTACGGGCTCGCACATTACGGATCACATTCAAATAATTCAGGTATGTGCGATCGAGCAAGTTGCCGGGGTCATTTTGAACGCATGGTACGTACATCTCGCGAATGAGGAGGACAGCAATGCGTAACGTGCTCGCCTACCTCAGCTGGCTCGTCTCGGTCGGTCTGCAACTAGCACTCACCTTGGGCCTCATCCGATGACTCGTTGGCTCATAGTGGCCTGGAATGGTGATTGGGTGCTTCCCGATCACGACCATGGCGGAATCGATCCAGGACCATACCAGCATTGGGGAACCGCTAACGATCACCTACAAGCCGTCGCACGTGCGATCGAGGAAGGTTGGATCCGAGACGGACATACCCCCGAATTCGCAGCACGCGAGAAACGGATCTTCCTAGCCTACCACACCATCATTCGACTCGATTGGCCCACCTACACTCCAGAAGAGGAACCATGAGTTACGATCATTACAAGCTGGAAGTCCCGTCGTACTACGAATACGACGACAACGATACGACCGACGATAAGGATTACCTTGACGTTGAGGAAGAAGCCCACCGCAACATTGAACGCGCCTTGACCCTCCTCACTGAGGTCAAGCCAGCCCTCAACCCCAAGCTAACCCAGATCCTGGAAAAGGGTATGACGCAACTCCACCGCGTTTCGGATGCTCTCGAGAACAGCATCGTCGAGGCTCAGTCGTGAGAGATCGATTCATCATCCTCGAATGGGTTGGCCGTTGGGTGATCTCCGATGGCCATCACGGTGGGATCAAAGCCGGACCATACACATATTACTCGGATGCTTATAAAGCACTCCACAACTACGCCGAACGCATCTACATCGGGTGTCTACAGAACGACCAATCGCAGAGCGAAGCCCAAACTGAACACGATCTCATCATCAAACGTCATTACATCCTGAGATGCGAATTCCCGCCGGACCTACCCGAATGAGCTCTAAACCTTCCGTTATCGTCAAGAAGCTTCGAACCCCAAGCGCCATTCCAAATCACGTTTGGGAGGCCTATCACGCGGAAACAGGCGATTCGCTCCGATGACGTCGCGACCGTGACACACTCCTAAACGAACTTGCTGCCGAAGGTTTCCACATCGTAGGTGCAGAATGAAAGGCTGTTCCTGGACGCGTGATCGTTACGGTTGTTTAGTTCGGATCTACGGATTGTGTACGGTCGCCGATCGCGCCCTAGCCGAGAGATCCGCACAAGAGATCCGTGATGCGGTTCTAATTGCAGTGCCTGCGGCCTACGTGGAAATGATTAGCACCTCTACCGAAGTTTGCATATGCGTAAGCGTATCGGCAGACGATCTAGCCATCTTCCACGGCGGACCAATGCACCGTGCTGCCTGCCAACGTGCACGCATGGCCGCGAGCTATGCGCTCGATTCCTGTAGCTGGAGTAAGGAGATGCGCAAGTAATGAAGCTCACATTCCACACCAACCTAGACGAGGCGAAACTCGACGTCCGGGATCTCAACTACAAGGTACGTGATTATTTGGTCGATCACGTGCCACGCGAAGGGGACCGGATCGTATTCCGATTCGAGAAACCGGACGGACCTCTCGGATTCGAACGCTCGTTCACCTATGAGCTCGAAATGTGCGCCGTCAACTGGAATTATCACGATTGCGTGATCGCGGTCGAGCTGCACATACCGAGTTATTACAGTTCGATGTCACTAAACGACTATTGTGAATGGTTCAAACGACATAGGGGACAATAATGGCATTTAGTATCCGAGTTACCATCAACGCGTGGGGCACCGCTGAGGTAGAAGCCAACGATCAACTAGGGGGTTGTTACTACACTCTCGCCTCGGTTGACGGGAAGGGAACGCTACTCGACGGACTCAACCCGGAACAGGCTAGGCGACGTCTGGTCGAGTCGATCCAGTGGCACCATAACCCGCCCTTAGGCGCCCGAGAAATAATCGAAACGGTATTAGGTGAGTTAGTCGACATGCTCCCGATCCCTGAGTTGTTCGACGATGAAGGGAGGCCCATCGCATGAACTGGGGACGAGGAGAGAAACATGGATCACCATACTATTGGATCGGCCTAGGTAGTACGTTCCTATCCTACTGGCCAGGCGAAGCAGGATTGCTCGATACACGCTCGATCGCCATCGAAACCCCAACCCGTTTCTGGTCGTTCACTTGGGTGTACGGAGGGGGACGGAAACAACCAAAGGAGACGCTGCTATGACCCTCGCTTTGCTGATCGGCATCGCGATTGCTATACTCCGATCCAAATGAGAAAGCTTGGGGTTCATCCCGCGTGGTTACCGGTTATCCGTGCAGCTGGATCCGCTAAGGGATTAGCTGAGATCCTAGACATGATGACTGAGACGAACGTTCCTACTTCCGGATTCACCAAGGCCATTCGCGGACATGCATCCTTTCCCGATGATGCTCTCGAAAAACTCGAAATATTCTGTAACACTGAAGGTCTAGACAACCCTCTGGACAACCCAGACGTGCCTAGACCGCTCGCTAAGAACGTGCGCCCCCTACTCATCCTAGGGGAGGCCATACAACGCGAGCTCAGAGACGGCGGCAAGCCTGAGCACGCCGCGAAAGCAAACGCATCTACCCTGAAACGCATCAAGCAAACCATCCCGGACCGTCAGATCTTACAGCTCGTAAACAGCGAACAGTTTCCAGACATGCCCGAACCGATAAGACTCGCATTACAGTACCTATTAGAACAATGACCGAAACATACTACATCGAACAATACCGCGAAGCGATCCGACTGCACCTTTGGTACAGCGGATCAAAACACTCCTACCATCAAGGCAAGAACAACGGAACGGCATCGCGCCGTTACCGCGACCTAGCCCACAAGCAACTGAACGAAATCTCAAAACTTCGTGCCGCGGCTTGACACACTCTGAATAACGTGCTATAGTACGTCATGAAACTTCACTTATTGGCTCTCCCGCATACCCAGGTTGCAGAAAGCTTCCTAAGCTGCGCATACACCCAGAAAGTGGCGAAATTCTGCAAGATGATGGGTAACTCCTATCCCATTATCCTTTATGCGGGCGCTGACGTTTCCGGTACCTCGGGTTACGCGGAGCATGTGGAGTGCATCTCGGAAGGCGAACGAACCTTCCACTTCGGTCCCGGATTCAACACCGTTTCGACACCGCTCGTATGGGATTCGAACATGTCTTACTGGCAGCTGTTCGCGTCTCGCGCGATCCCGGCGTTGCAAGCACGAGCTCAGACTCGTGATCTCCTCCTTATTATTGGGGGTAACGCGCAGAAACCGATCTCGGATGCCGTTCCGTTGCTCTATCCCGTCGAGTGGGGTGTCGGTTACGAGGGGATCTACACCAACGCATGCGCCTTTGAGAGCTATTCGTGGATGCACCACGTCTACGGTCTGAACAAGTGGCGAAACGGTCGTGCCTACGATCAGGTGATTCCCAACTACTTCGACCCTGCAGATTTCCTACCGGTCAACGATAACCCTGACTCCTACCTACTCTACCTGGGCAGGGTAACCGTTCGGAAGGGACCTCACATCGCAGGTCAGATCGCTGCCCGCTTGGGAATGAAACTACTCATTGCCGGGCCTGGGGGCTCTCAGAAGGCCCTTGGACCGATCCAGGGCGACGGTTGCACCATTGAGGGCAACGTGCGCTACCTGGGGGAGATTACGAGCAAGCACGAGCGAGCTCAGCTCCTACGCAATGCCGCGTGCGTTCTCATGCCGACCTTGTATGTCGAGCCATTCGGCGGTGTCGCCATCGAAGCGATGATGGCGGGTTGCCCCGTGGTCGCCAGCGATTGGGGTGCGTTTACGGAAACGATCAATCATCAGGTTGGACGTCGCTTCCGGACCCTACAACAAGGATGCCAAGCCGTGATTGAGGCGATGGGCTTGGATAGGCAACGAATTGCCGATTACGCAAATCGGAACTTCAGCCTAGATGCGGTTAGACCGATGTACGCGGAGTGGTTTGGTCAGATTGAAACCCTATGGGGAGAAGGTTGGGCAGCATGAAGAAGTTCAAGAAGGGTCAGAAGGTTGTGAAGTTGTTCTCGATCGCCGGCATCGAGACGGCTTCGATCGTCACGATCGCCAAGGTGTCCAAAGGATTTGTACACTGCGAGGGTGACGATCACCTGAAGTACGACGCCAAAAATGGCGGTGAGCACGACCCAATAATTCTCGGCGCCTATTCTCGCTTGGTGCCCCTCGAATCATGAAAGTCTACTTGGATGATGTCCGACCGGCTCCGTTCGGTTGGGAGCGTGTTTACACCGCTGCTGGCGCGATCGAGCAACTCAGAATCGGCGACGTGGAAGCGATCTCACTCGATCACGACCTAGCCGAGGAGCATTACGATCAAGCCCTATTCGACCATGTTGACCTCTACGGATACGAAGACATTCGACCGATGCTGAAAGAGCCTACCGGTTACGACGTCGCGCTTTGGATGGTCGAAAACGATGTGTGGCCAGAGGAGATCATCCTTCACACGATGAATCCGGTTGGCCGAAACGACATGTTCAAACTGCTCAACAATTATGCACCAAACCACGTTTCGATCACGATTAGACCTGGGTGGCGCGGATGACCATGCTCCAAAAACACGACATCTAGTCCCATGGGTGAAGCAGCATGAAAAATGAGTCCCGACGCGCAATTCGCTACAAGGCGATACCTGCAGAGCAGGCGTTTCTCAAATTACTAATCGCGGATGCTTCTAAGTATTATCGCGATTCGAAGAAGTTGTTTGAGGAAGACGACAATCACGAAGACATGACTGAGATGTATCGTTGGAAAAACACCGTGGGTTGGCTCAAGAGCTATCTATGACGTATTCAGCAAAAGAACATGAAACCGCGATCGGTACAGAGTACGAATTTCGGGGTCCCGGACTTGGATATCACGGTTGTTCTCCCGGAGTTCACCTTCACCCTACCCGGCTTTTCGAGCATGAAACCATCCTCCGCATGCTCGCGCGAGCCTACGAGGCTGGCAAGAAAGCCCGATCCGAGGAAATTCGATATCTGCTCGGAGCACGCGGTCATGAGCGGTAGTCGCGGAACATCGATCGCGGGACCTCCCTACCGGCAGGTCCACACCGATCTCGACTACGAGAAGGGAAAGCCGTTCGTTTACGTACCGGTAGATTGCTGCGTCCTTCGAGGCTCCTGCGGAAGCCTGGGTCCTATCAGCTGGGGTTACGTTGAATGGGGCGAGCTATCTCGAGTCTACCTAGTAATCAGCTGTAAGTGGTTTGCGATCTGGATTTGAACATGAAACAACAAAAAATAACAACCGACGAGATTCTCGAACTGTCCGACACCATCTCTAAAATGGCAGGACAAGCCGAACGATGTTCTCAGGTCTACCTGAAAACGGCTTGCGAATCAGCGCTAGCGCTTCTGATCGAGGCAGCGAAGAACGCCGCATTTCATGAAGCACTGGATCGCCGTAGAGACGCAGTCACACCAAAACCACTCGATTTTACACATCCGTCATCCGAGTGCACAACACCGCGGGGTTGTCAGGGTTGTCGATAACCCACGGAGCGCCACTCCGTAGGTGCGATGAGGGAAGTCAGGATGTTGGAAGTCCAGTGTAAGAAGTGCGAGCAAAAGCATTACCCCAAGACCTTGGGAGCGCCTCTGTACTGCTGCTCAACCAAGACGGGAGTGGTTCGTCTTGTGACCGAATTCTTCGATCCGGAAAAGAAGCGGCGATGGTGGACCGTCTCGAATGCCGCGATCGTTCGTTGGGTGAAAAGTCACGGATGTTAGGAGCGTAGCTGAGAGAAGGAAGATCATGGACTTCAGATTAGAATCAAGATGGCTCGTCGGATGTCACCCCGGAGTACCGAGCGGGTGTCAGTGGCCCTCCCGTATCGAGAAGTACCGCCAGCACGTCGAGGCCAAGCTTCGCGAGGCTTACGAGGCTGGTGTGGAAGACGGGCGGTTGGGTTACCAGGAGCGACGGAGTTAGGAGGCGCAGCTATGTTGAACAGTATCGAGAAGAACGCGAAGACGAATATCGATGCGGCCGTTGAACTGGCAAAGCAGGCTTGCACACTGCTCCGCGGTGCGCACTCGCTCGTGCACGCTGAATCTCAGCGAACATACGAGGACATCGATCTCGACTTGGCGACTCGTGAGTTGATCCGATCCGTCTGCGATGTCGAGTGTGCCATCAGAGCACTGAGCGACGGAGGATAAGGGCGCAGCTATGTGGAATCCTTTTAGACAGAACGCAAAGCCAGCAGACCAACCTCCTCCCAAGTACCCACCCTTCGTAAAGGAGTGCACCTGTCCGAAGTGCGGTGGAGATAGCGTGAGGTACATCTACCGATCAGATCTCGACCTGATGGCCCGCACGTGTCGGAACTGCGAAGCGAGTTGGTGGCAACGGCCGCTCGATTCGACCCACGGAGAATAAAGGCGTAGCTCTCGTGAGACCTTACGGCAGCAAACGAAGTTTTGACACGGAACCGCGAATCAAGAGCGCCCGTGCTCTCGTGAAACGTGAGGGGGAAGCTATCGCAGAGGAACAGATCGACTCGGAAACAGACCAGGAAGAAGTAGACGCGTTAGATGCCCTTGAGGCATCCGCTAGCATCGCCCCTTATTGCGAGCTGAAGTTCACGTGCAGGCTCTGCAATCGCAAACTAGGCGATTTCTGGTACTGCCCCACCGAGGATGCTTGCGCTTTTTGCGTAGGAGTTGAGTTTCCACCATGAGCTGTAAACACGAACGTCTGATCACTGAAGTATGCGACCAGACGCTTGGCGTTGGGTGCCTCGATTGTATGCGCTTATTAGCCTTCTGCTGGCAAGACGAGCACATACCAGAGTCACTTTGGAACCGAGCATGCGAGACCGACAAGGAAGCGGTCCCATGCGAACAGAACCGCGACGATCATTGCGCTCTCTGTAAGGAACCGATCACTTACACCTGAAATGCCAGTCCTCAGCAGTGAGTCGAGTCATACGGTTTAGACGCTCTTCCAGCGCTTTGCGTAGCTCTAGACCCTCCTGCAAGAGACGCTCGCATTCCTCTGGTGTTAGGATCGGTGGTTCTTGTGGCGATCGGTACGGGGTCTTCTTCCGCGGTTTTCGTTGTCGTGAGGAGGGCATCGGGAGCACGTTTCCTTTTTCTTTTCGAGTTCGTTTCGGCGTTCTCGTTTGCTACCTTTAGATGCCCCCATTAGTCTTACCTGTCCAAAGGATGTCGACGATCGGACCAGTGAGCATCAAGTAGATCTCCGTCCTCGTCATGTTCTCCTTTCGACCTGCCTGCTGATAGAGCTCCGCGATGGCGTTCGCTTCGTTGGGGCTACCAATAAAATCAACATACTGTTCCCAGCCGGCTAGCAGGTCTAGGAGCCTGCGGTGGGGGGTTTGTAGCCCCACGCTTTCGCTCCGCCCTTCGGTACTTGCAACTTCGTCCATTTCATCTCCCTTGACATGACTCCGCCGATTCCTGTCAGCGTGTTGTGATCGCATTCCTTGTCGCTGAGATTGATCGCATGCATGCCGATCTCCCTAAGCGTGAGGTAACCGTTCTTCTCGAGCATCGTCTGGGCCTTCTCGGTCATCAACCAGAGCGCGATCGCTTCTGTCCAAGGATGCTGAGTGCCTGCCACCTGTCGGCGTAGCTGCTCTTCCTCATACATGGGGATCTCTTCCATCGATGGCCACCAGAGGCACCTACTCTGTTTTCGACCCTGCGCTACCCAGTCCTTATAGACGTGCACCGCCTCAGCCCAGATCTGATCTCGGTCTGCAGCCAGAGTTTCGATGTCGATTGCACCGCACAAGACGGGAACGAAGCGCCTAGCTCCCGTGACGTCATTCAGGTACTCACCTAGGTTGACCGTGCCTGCAAACACCGCGGTACGAGGGACCGACACGTTCTCCCGACCGTAGGGAGGTCGGTACGAGTCCACCGGTGCCGAGAAGAATGCCTTGGCGCGATCGAGGTCAGCCTTCTTCAAGCTCGCGAGCTCGGGTAGCTCGATAATCCACTTACCCTTTAGAGCAACATAAGAATCCTTCTCCCCGATCGGGATGGGCGTATCGCTGAACCACTCGGCATGTGGCCCATCTCCCGTCGTTGGAGAGCCGGTTGTAATAGTCCTTAGTAAAGTACTCTTTCCTTTCCCTTGGGGACCCTCGAGAATGATCAGCTGGTCGACCTTACAGCCGGGATCCAAGGCTCGAGCCACTGCCGAAATGAGCCATTTCCGCCCTGCACTCTGGGTGTAGGCGGTGTCTTTGGTGCCTGCGTATGTGGGGAGCCATCGATCGATCCTGGGCTGGCCATCCCAGACCAAACCGTTGAGGTAGTCCTTCAGAGGATTGATGCTGTTTCCGCGGCCCACGATGTAGACGCACTCGTGGATCTTCTGGTTCGGGAGCTCGAGGGCCCAGTTTCGACGAAGCCAGAGATCCAGACGCGTAACGTCGGCATCAGTCCAGATGTCCGTCTGGTCTTTGCTCTTGTCGTCGGGATGCCATGGGGGCTCTTTGGTGAACCTCAGAACCTGCGAGAACTCATCGAACCTGAGAACATCCTTCCACCGGGGATCGTACTTCAGGATCACCACCAGGTTGATGATGTCCTGGATGATCTTCGATCCCTTGGTTGTGTTCTTGAAGGCGAGTCGCTCTTTGATCTCGCGGAGCTCGTCTTCGGGTAGCTCCTCTTCGGGTTGATCCGGTGCACCTTCGGGAGGGGGTGGAACTGCACCTAGCCTTGGATACTTCTTGAACGCCTCTTCACGGATCTCCTTTGTGAAGCTATTGATGACGTCTTGCCATTTCAGGTTCGCGCAATGGCCATGCTGACACTTGAAGCCACCGAAGCGGGACCCGCCCGCTGGGGGTAGAATCACACACGACGCGTCCTGACCTCGGCCTCGGCTATCGGAATGCAAATGGCTATGAGGGCAGTCGACGAACATCTCGCCCGTCGGCATGATGGCGCCTGCCCTACCGGCGAGCGCGAACGCCTCGCCTAAAACCGTCTCTCGAGCGGTACCACCATCGCCTGCTGGACGCGCCTGAGCCTCTTCAGTGCCAGTAATCAGCCACTCGGGAGCATCGGCTACCTTGATCTCACCAGGACCTTGTCCGAGCTCCCAGAGATAAACACCGCCTGTATAGTGCTTACTTGGGCTGATAACGATGTACTTACCCGCACCCTGGAAGTCCAACCCAGGAGCGATGGATCGACTCGCTGGGGACTTCGGGAACCGATACAAGCGGTGGCCGCCGCCACCGCCACTGACCTGAGTGACTGTCTCGGGAAGAATGTCGCCGCGCGATCGGATCTCAGCAAGACTCGCCTCAGACCCATTACGAGGATCCCAGTCGAACACACCTAGAAAGCCCCCATCGGGAATGGGCTCGCCGCAGCGAATGCCCCAGTTGCAGTTGGGCGCTTGTCGAACCCATTGACGGATGATCGACAGATCGCGAGTGGCGTTCTTTACGCCGTTCGGACAGAGCTTGGAGTACGGATGTTTCCCTGCGTTACGCGATTCCTTACACTGCTTCCCCTTTGGACAGAGGCAGTTGCCTTCCTTGTCCAGACCCCAAAGCGGAAGGATGGCCACTCCGAGGTATTGGACACATTGTTGTAGAATTTCGAATGTATTTTGAGCGGTGTTTGCCGTAGCTGTCATCCTTTGGGCACGTACTTAGTGATTTGAAAAGGTCTTGCGTCGTTCTCAGAACCGGAGATAAGCCTGTCCAGAGCTTGGCAGGCACCTCGAAGTGTTGACCATCGGGCCGCAAACGAAAGATCGGGCTCCCATTGATCCATTCCGCAGTACAGATTACTGTTTGCGTCTACGATTACATAAGATCGTTCCATTTATTCCTCTGCACAACGTAGTTCGATGTTACCACCTACGAGAATCGCAATATCCTCTGCCATCGTTAGGGAAGAGAACACGCGAGCCTCCTTTTCGTCTTGCGACCAAAAGGTCCAACCCGTTCCGAACTTGCTAAGATATTGATTCCCGTAGGTGATAACGTAATACACGCTAGCCTCCTGCCATACCATGCCGGATGGTTTTTGGAGCTCCGGGAGCTCCTGATCCTTTGTAGAAGTAAACAGGCCTGAACGGTATGTTCAGCCTTCTTGCGATGGCGCGACGCGTCTTGCGATCCTCCATCGGAGCGAATCGAGCTGCACCCTGATCGTCCCGAATCAGACGCATCCTGATCTCGCACTCAGCGCGCACCTTGCGGCGTCCATTGACCTTGAGGATCTTCCCAAGAACTCCGAACGCCGTAGCCACGCGCTGCATGTCTGTTTCCTTAGAGTGTATCATCAGTCGTCGTCGGCAGACCAGTGCTTCGCAAGGTGGCCCTCCTCGACCTCCGCACCATCTTGAAGAGCGTTGTAGATGTCTTCAAACAACTCCTCACCCTCCTCAAACCAATCCGAACGCTGCATGAGGAGCGCAGCCAACTGGCTAGCCTCAGTGCCCGTAAGAGTCAACGTCACACCACCCGTTCGCTTTGCTTTTGCCATTATTTTATTCCTTGTAGTCTATCAATCTCACACTGACAATACCAAATTGCCTTCTTCAAGTCTTCGATCGCGTCACCCTTCTCGCCAGCCCTCCAAATGTACTTCATCGCGTTCCCCAAACAGAAATTCATGTGCTTGGTAACGGTGATGCACTCAACACCGCTGGGGTGCACGTTGTAGTGTCGCGGATGGTCGACAGGATCCGAAACACTGTCCTTTGACTCACCTTCAACCGTTTTGCTATTTGGCGGGTTGTAAGACCCCCAGACCGTAACCGGAGGACCCTCCGGGTCCGTCGCGCCTCTAAGCGCTTCTTGCTGTTCCGCGAACCTGTATTCCATCCTCTCCTTTTCTCCTTCTCATAGTGTAGCACATATTCTCGCACTCGTTTGCGGTCGCCATCGATCCAAGCTTGGGCGAGATCGTCTAGTCGGTCCGCGCCACCCGGTTCTTTTCGGTAGCTAAGTTTGCAACCGAACGCCCTCTCCGCTTGTTCAATACCGGTGTACGAGGAAGTCATCATAAGCAGGAACTGGTTCCTTTCGTGCCAGTCTAAGCAATCTCAGAGCCGAGTATCGGGAGAGCTCCGAGTTGTCCCATCCGAAGAGCTCGATAAGTAAGTCAATTTTCTCGTCTTCAGTCATTCAATTCCTTCAGCATTTCGAATAGTGCGCGTTCCTCCTTTTCGCCATTGAGAATCCTGATCGCTAGCTTTCGCAAAAAGACGCCTCCCTCGCCTTTCTCGTCCAGCTTCACGAGCCACTGGCAACCTCGGTCGTAGTACTTACCCCCGAGATCATCGATCAGATCAGCGATCGCCATGTTATTCATGCTGCTTTTTTCACCTTTAGGGACTCGACAAGTTGTCGAGCCTCTTCGACCGACCTGATCACCAATGCTCTTCCGCCCATTTTGTTGATCGTTCTCAACCACGCTTTTTGCTCCTTGCTCAAACGGCCTACGGGCGTTTTCACTTCGACTGCGAGGAACTGCCCAGTTGGAATGATGAGGCCGATCAAGTCAGCACTCCCCTTTCCTAGACCGAAACGGATAGGTTTCCCGTCCGCTCCAGGCAGTGCTCCGACATTGTTTCTGAACAACCTACATGGGCTGTCTCTATGGCAGAGAACCGCCCGAATTTTTGCTTGTAAAATCGTTTCTCTCAAGATCAATCCGTGGAATTCGAAGAATATAGAGAAAGTATACCATGGGAGACAGCGTGTGTCAAACTGTCCCAGACTATTTCATGAGGCAAAAGTCACCACCACTCTCGGGGGGGTTTCTCCCCATAAATGGCCTTGTACTTCGCATGCGGTTGCCACTTGTTGTATCCCTTGACCCTTGCGATTCCTTTGAGCTTTTCAAAGTAAACACGACGTATCTCTGGCGACTCGCGGAGCTTCCGCGCGTACCTGACCAACCTACCTCCAACCACCTCTGGGGCGCCCGCTTCGGGCCTGGCGATGCCGCAAAGTTCACAGATGTTCCCGGCACCCGATTCGAGGTACACACCGCAGACCGGACAGAACCGCTCTGTAGGTTGCTCCAGGTTCTTCTTGACGATCCCCCGACCCTCGAGGGTCCACTCTCGGTCCTCGGCAGGTTCGCCGTGCACCCTGGAACTACCATGTAGGTCGATGATGATGGCATCGGTCTTACCTGGGGCTACACGAAGTGCTCGGCCACAGATCTGCAGGTAGAGGGCCAGCGTTCCAATGGCGCGTGCAAGGATGACGCAAGATGTCGAAGGGTCATCAAATCCTTCCGTGAGAACGCCGACATTCGCAAGTACGCGAATTTTCCCCGATTTATAGTCTTCAAGAACCCGACGCCGTTCCCCGGCGTCCATGGCTCCATGAACAACAGATGAACGTATCCCCGCATTCTCGAATTGACTAGCAAACTCGTAAGCGGCTTTGACGTTTCCCGCAAAAACGATCGCTTTGCGACCTTTCGCATGTTCGAGGTAGGCGTCGACCGGTGACTGTACGATCTGGTCACTACGTAGCGTTTTGTCCGGTACCACCAACTCGTACGGAACGAGAAAGCCCTGCTCGATGAGTTCGCGCATGGAGATCGGGCATATGAGCTCGTCTACCAATCCTTCGAACCCACGTCCGTCTCCACGGATCGGAGTAGCGGTGAGACCTATGATCGGAACGCCCATCTGCTTGTACTTGGATCCCAACACCTCCCACTTGTCGCTCGCGTAGTGGTGAAATTCGTCCAGTACCAGCAGTGAAATCTTCGGAAAGATCTCTCGACTGAGAATGGTCTGCGTAGATGCCACCTGAACCCTACGATGGGGGTTGTGAACGCGTAGCGGATCGGGGTTGGCCTGGATGACGCTGGGGAGAAGTCCCCAGCTCAGAAGGTCATCGTAAGCTTGCGCTACGAGCTCTTCCCGATGGGCGCAGAATAGAACACATCCATCCGGCTTCTTCTTTAGGTGCTGCTTGATGATTGCGCTCGCAGTTGTGGTTTTGCCGGCCCCTGTCGGCATCACTAGGCATACAGCCCGTCTACCCTGACGGAATTGAGCTGCGGTCATAGAAATGGCTTTTTCCTGATGTGGCCAGAGTCTCAACCGCAGTGCTCCAACCCGTACCAAATGACTGTAGTTCCATCTGGTAGACGGTGGGCGTACTGCCTGACTCGAAAGAGATGCTCTTTCACATCATAGAAGCGGTAGTCGTGCCGGTTCATAAACCGGGTTGGGATTCCCGGCTTGACAGCGACCTTGTAGTAAAGCGAGTCCGGCTTACCGAGCGGACAGCAGACATTGTCGTCATCCGGCGAGACGACGTTGATGTACTTCTCGCGCTCTTCGCGTCGGATACGTTCAGCCTGCTGGCGATGACTCTCGAGCTGAGCTTTCTGGATCTGCTCGTGTCGCTCTTGCTCCTTTGTCATCCACTCGCGAGCTTTGCGTCTCTTGTGACTCCTTGTACTCAAGCAACAACCTCCGGACGCAGGAGCTCACGAGGACCGCAAGACACACCGCATCGAGAAAGAGAAGAAAAGCGCCAAGCTGCATCCAACCGACGTAGGCGCAGCCCATTCCGGCGATTCCGAGTGCCTTGGCGCAAGCAAGAAAGAAGTAATCGCGATTCACGCTGCTTGCTTTCGGAGGAGGTAACCTTCCCCGGGAAGCTTCAAGAACACGCGTCCCAATCGCTGATCCCACCGCTCCTCGGCAGGCCTGACGACAATGCCCTCTCGCACGTGGAAGTTGCCTGCGCAGCCGGGCTTTCGCGCTGCGTAATTGTCCATGTGAAGAATCGAGCCGCCTTCGGCGTACTCGTACATCCTGTCGAGCTCGAATGGACCGTCGTACAGAACCGGTACCGCTGGCAGATTGAACGCGCGACAGAAGATGCGGAACCGATCGGAGTCCCACCAAGTACCGGTGCGCGTGTCGTAGATGTCGAAGAACACAACGCGCTGATCGTCGATGCCGTAGGTCAGATCTTGGATCTTGCTACCATAGACTTCACCGTAAAGAACAATCCCCGGGACCATCTCCAGGGTCGCCTTGAGGTCGTACTTCTCCGCCATGCGATTCCAAACCGAGTCGCGACGGAACCGGGTACGAGACCCGCAGTAGAGCTCGTCATTCAGGAAGATCCACCGACCGTTCGAACCATGAATCTTCTCGGTGACGATAACTCGCTCGCCATCCTCGAAGAGCCGCTCGTACTTGCGGAGTCCAAAGATGTCGTAGTGAGGAACAACACCGCCTTGCGGAAGGCTGATGTGCTCACCAGCGATCTCGCCGCCCAGCTGGTAGCAGGGGCCAGGTTCGTACTTCTGAACGCCCAGAAGCTCCTGAACATCCATGCCTTCGTAGATTTCCTGCCCGTATAGATCTCGTCCGCTCTGCTCGGGAAAAGTCACATCCGACAGCGGAACCAGGAATCCGTAACTCGGTACGTTGCGGATCTTACTGAAGCGAATCCGACAGAACCCATTAGTCGCCTTATTAGCTAAGAAGCTGAAAGCCGGATGGTCCACCGGTACGAGCGAATCCGGTGGAATGTGAACCGCGAGATCGCCTGGTTGGAACGTCCCTGACTTCAGGACGACCGGGTAGTTTCCCAATACCTGAGTAATACTCAGAGTATCTGCATTTGGATGCTTCCCGATCTTGCCCAGACGCACGACTTGAATCTTGAATTCTGACATTGTCACCTCACTCAGAGTATAGCACTATTTGATAGGACAAACGCCGTTCTCACATTCCATCGTGTCAAGTTCCCCACCCAGCGTGAGAGGATGGTTGCCATCGATTCCAGACATCATGAAATCGTATTCGCTCTCTTCGATGGCCTGGTACGGTGGTTGCTCGTATCCGTGTTTGACCGGTAGGCAGCTGATTGACTTCAAGTCCTTCGCGTAGAACGCGAGCATCCTAGCCAGCTCCGTTTTCTCGTCCTCATGGAATGACACTGTTGAGCTAACGGAGTTATCGGCCCAATTCTTCTGGACGACGACTTGACGTCCGATCTGGTCCAAGATGGTCTGATCTTGCTGAGTGACGTACGCTTCCGACTTCATCGGAAACGAGAACACCAGCGTGTTACCGGTGCTGTCGTAGATGCATTGCTCGTAGGGAACGCCCGCCTGAACCAAAGCCTGAGCCATCGGCTCGTTGACGCTAATCCTGGTGCGCCGGAGGTAATACGGTGCAAATGGAGCGTGAATGCCTGGCGAGCTCCCGTTCAGCAGACTGATCGTACCGCTCGGCTTCACCGTCGTAGTTGCGATGGGGTACATGCACCCGAGCTCGTTCGCGTAGGCGATACTCTCGTTCTGTACGATCTTTCGGAAGTAGGTGAGATCGTCCGCACACCAGTCGAAATCGCAGATGCCGCCTAGTCCGACACCGATCCGCATGTTGGCTACGCGAACCAGGTTCGCACGACGGTCACTCATCGGCTCGAGCCGCTGTCGCATCGTGTACCGAGTTACAGCTTTGAATATCCTCGCGATATCGTTACCGCGATTCAAGAACTTCGCTGGATAGATCTCAGAGAGGCAGCACGCCTCGCGATCGTAAAGCGGGATTTCACCGCATGGATTGACGCCTTCGACGCCCGGGTCCGTCTTGCGGATCTTCCAGAGGTTCAAGATCCCTGGTTCACCAAATACCGCGTTATCCTCAATGAGGTCGGTCCAATTGAAGTTATCGATCTGCCATTCGTGCTCGAATACGATCGAGTTGTTGCTGGAATGGCGGTGTGTTGTCACCGCCTTCCAGTCCTGCTTAGCCTGACGGAATTCCCAATCGTCGGCGTTACCGAGGACGATCAGCGCGGAACGCCTAACGTTGCCGCTCTTGATACACACTCCGATGTGATTCGTGATGTCCAGACAGTCAACGCTAGTTAGCTTGTGACCTACAGCACTTCGAACGATGGTCCAGACTTCTCGGAGTAGCGTCGCAAGCGGTGCCGGACCGCAAGCAATCCCACCGAACGTCTTGATCAGCGCTCCTCGCTGACGGATGGAGCTGACGTTGACGACGATGCTTCGACCTTCAAAGGCAGCAGTAAGCACCGACCTCAGCGCTTCTACCCAACCCAAGCGCGAATCTTCAACGACAACCCACTCCACATTATCGCGGTCGTAGATGAGTTCATCGGGCACAACCTCACCCTCGTTCGGATGAGACTTCGAGCACAAGATATAGAGACGCGCATTTCGCGCATACTGGACTCGAGGAAGCTCGTCGATGTGCTGCAAGCCGATGCCAACACCGCCACCGCACATCAGCATGTTGGCCGCCCAGCACCAGTCGTCGATGCTGCGAAGCGTGCCGTAGTGGCAGTTGTAGCGAGCGTCTACAGGGATACCTGGAACTCCACCAGTCCAAAGCCCTCGACCTGGTGGAAGAGCGTACCCCCTCCAAAATAGATCGAAAAGGAACTCGGCTTCGCGAGTTGTGACTTCAGGATCGAGTGCCACGTTCCCAAGGACGACCCTTCTAATAGTGTCAGTCCAACATGTGTCTTCCGGTCGTTGGTATTTTCCCTTGTAGGTTGATCGGGCAAGGAGATCGGGAAACGGGTCGCCAGCTTTGTAGTATGGAGCGAGGAAGTCACGACTAAGCATTTACACCTTGTTGAAGAGGGATAAGGTACGAGGGAAGGAAGTGGAGAGGATGTCTTCGTTTAGCGCATTGGCGTATTGTCTGATTTCCCATTGCGCTGCCGGATCCTGTCGTAGCGTGAGAAATGAAAGCCAATTGCGGAGGTTGGCACTGGCCCGCATGCGAGTGTAATGCTCGACAGGCATTCCTCCTCGAGCCAGCTCCTTTGGGATACCGTTGGCTAGGTCGGCCTCGTACTCAGCCTGCCACTCAGCGCACCGCTGGATTCGGCGTGCTCGAAATGCCTCTGCGTATTGGGTCGTGAGGCCAACAGAGCCGGAGACCGTGCCGGCCTGCTTGTTCGAGCCACCTGCATTCATCATGAGGCGCTCGATGGACGGAACGTAGTAGAGGTCTGGGAGCGGCTCGTAGCGAGCACTCATCTCGTTGTAGCTCTGCGTTCGATGGCGGTGCCACTCCCGGAATACGAAGATGGGAGCCTGAACCTCAATTACTGCTCCCGCGAATTCGAACGGAGTGGAGTGCTTGTGCTCGTAGAGGAATCGAAGCAGCTTCTCGTCGCGATCCCAGCCGCGAAAGCTGCCTTGGGTGCTCTGTCGAGCCGCTTCAATGATTCCTGCCTCGGCGACACCGAAGTCACCGTGACCCCATGTCTCGACGAGACGGATGTAGCCGTGATCAAGTATCTGCATCAGTAGTGCACCACCACGCCAGGCCCAGCATCCAGCCTAGAATCATGATCTCGATAATCCCCATTGAGTTTGTAAACCTTCCTACCCTCTTCATCGTGACTTACAGTCACCTGACCACTACGCTCGAGGCGTTTGAGAGCAGCGTCGAATACCCGCTTGTTCATGGCTTCACCCACCCTTGCTTGATCAGCTCACCTTCGATGTCCGGGGGACTGAAGTTTGGTCCTTTGATGACTTTTCCAAATTCGTTGAGCACGGGCTTGCCATCCTCACCAAACTTGCTCATATTGGCTCGATGAACCTCACACGCGATCGGAGATCCATTCACCCCGAGCTCGAGGCGCATTCCCTCAACCACGTAATCGATATCGTGGAGTGCATCGATAGCCTTTGGAAGATCAACCTTGATTGGAGCCAAGTCGTAAACCTGGTTGAGAATTTCAACAGAGGCTTTGTGAGACTCCGGATCTACTCCGAATACAGAGGAGACCAACTCGAGGTACTCCTCTCCGATAAGCTTCATCCGAAAGCGAACGCGCTCCTCAGAGGGCACCTGTGGTGTATCGAGTACCGGTTGCCCGTAGGCCCGATGGAACTCTTCAACCTGAACGCGAATATCCGAGCGGTGGCCGGTCCTCCAATACTCGTCCAAGGCTTTCTGAAGCCCCATTGCGAACGTGTCAAACGCGAGATCTGTTTCGACTGTTTCGAGATGCTGTTGTACTTCTTGCACTGTTTCCTCCATCGTTCCGAAGAACGTCTCGTTCCAACGGTCCCTTACTTTGTCCGCGAGCTTCACAACCTCCGCGGGATCCGAAGGATCGATTTCCTTCTTACCGAAGATGCGTTCCCACCCCTCGGCGTACTCGGGCCCTCCGACCGATACGCTGAACTTGTCGTTGAGGTATTTCGTCATTCGCCAATCAATGAGACAGCAAGGGAAATACCGACGCCTACCGTCAGACCAATAAGGGCGTAATGCCAACCGCCGATCAGGAAGCCGAGCAGAACAAGAAACAACCAAAGAGCCAAAGCATTAGGATTCAAGTTACTCATCAGATCCTCCTAGTAAGTGGCGGGTACTTACTGACTCCTGCGAGCGAAGCCAGACATGCATCCACGTTCAACTGCGCATCCCGAATGTCACTCAGCAGCCGGTCTCGCGTCTTGTGGGGGATGCTGCGTCTCTCCCGATCCGCTTCCTGCTCCTCCATCCGAAGCCGCTTCCGGGCTTGCCCCACTTGCAGTCTGCGAATCTCCAACTCCATTTGAATTGTTGTCTTTAGATCGAGCATTCTTCCTCCTCACCTTCGCCGTGTTGGCGTCGCGTATAGCTTTTTTCTCAGAGTATTTCACTTGCGAATCAAGCCAACGCTGATAGCGCTCTTGATCTCGTTCTGAGAGTGGTGCAGCCAACCGAGCAGCCGCCTTCTCCGCCCATACCGGGTCAATCTCGAACCCGACGTACTCTCGACCCAGGATCTTACAGGCAAGACCCACCGTTCCTGCTCCGGCGCACGGATCGAGGATCTTGTCACCTGGATTAGAAAACCACGTAACCAGATCCAACATCTGATCGAGTGGCTTTTCAGCCTTGTGCTTACCCTCACCGCGTAAGCACTTGTGATCGAGATGTGTCAGGTTTCCAGGACCGTTCCAGGATTTGCGACCACCCTGCGAGCCCCAGTAACATGTGACGAGCTCGAACCCCGTCGTAGGCCGGTCACCGCTCAACTGGGGCATACTCCAGCGAACCCATGCCATTGGGCGGATGTAGCTTGCTCCATGCTCAATGCAGGACTTTCGCCACGCATGAAGACCTTCCACGTCCGAGTAGATCAGACTCCAGCGTCTTACCTGCGATGCAAAGCCGGCTATCGTCTCACGAAGTTCATCACTCAGATGCTCGAATCCGAGATCTCGATGGCGAGTACCACGACGCGGACTCTGGCTAGTGGCATTCTTGTGGACGTGCGCCGAGTAGGGCGGATCCACAATCATGACGTCGAACTGCTTGGGATCTGCGTCTGAGCAGTCCCCACACACGATGATCTGATCCAATCAGTTCACCGACTTATCGAGATACACAAGCGGTGTAGACTCTAGGTCAGACTTGGAGCTCTTCACATACTTCTCGTCATGCTTGATCGCACGACGGATGAAGTAGACATGCACCATGTTGGCGCACGCGGTGATGATGCTCCCACAAGAAGACATCCCGAGACTCAACGCCTGAAGAAAAATGAGATACATGAAGTCAAAAAGTTCAGCCATATTACCTCCTATTATAGCGCGAAACCAAGAGTGTGTCAAGTGATAAGACTAAGCTGTTTTACAGGGACTTTTCGCGGACGCCTTGCGACCCAGCGAAGCCAGTTACGGTCTGGAAACGCACCTGCGAGAACTCGTAATGTTGCGGAATAGTAAGCTTTATTCCAATAGTGATAGCGGTCGAACTGCCCTTTGTATTCGCTTGCTGGGATCACGGTCGCCGGGCTCACCGAACCATCGGTAACCACATACGAGATGCGAGTTCCCTCTCCGATGTCCTCGCCTGCCTCAGCAAGCGCTGAGGCGATACGAACGTGTGGACCAACCGTCTTGTATGCGTCAAGGGGTCTTGAGATGCCCTTACTAAGAACGATGTCCTCGAGCGGAACCTCTCCTTCGAAGAACAGCTGCCGACGTCGCTTGACCCATTCCTCCGCCTCCTCCGAGGTCACGCGACCTCGCAGAATCATCTCGATGGCGTCACGCTGCATGTGACGAGCTCCGCGAGTGGAGTCTGTTCGCATCCACTCGAGCCCACGAATCTCAGGCTTCGAATCGGCGGTGGCTGCTTTACCACCGTAATGCGCGTAAAGACCAGCATATCGCTTGGCGCTAGCCGTTCCGTCTTTGCCAAGGGGAAACACAAGTCTTGCGAACTGCTTTTCGTAGGCGAGCTCGATCACACGGAAATCTTGACGGCAACCATAGGTGTCAAGCATCTTGGGAAGATGATCAGAATTGCATCTCTTGACAAAATCGTCGAATTCAGCAACGGTACCACCACAAACGAACAAGCTGTCCGTGTCCCCATAAAGAGCATCTTTATTCGCGGCCACTGCAGCCTCTTCGACAGTCAGGAGGCACACTCGAGCCCCGCTGATGATAGCGTCGGTGATACGCGGATCGTAGAGCCGGAAGAACGGGTTACCCGTGACTCCGAACCCTGAGTTGTTCGCGATCTTGAAGGCTTTCGATTTACGTTCGACATCCTTCCATGCGGGAGTTCCTGGAGGGTGCTTCTTCATCTCCTTCTTGTATTTATCGCGACCGTTCATCATCTCTTCGCAGAACATGGAGAGCATGCTCTGTTGATCCGTTCGGAAGTAGTGACCGTTCGCTGCCTTGCAAGCACCTTCGGCGGGCCCGTCGAGAATGGTTTCGCTTCCTAGATTCCAGGTCCTGATCACCGTTGGATAGAGACTCTTGAAGTCGCACACGTGCACGTTCTCGTGAACGCCGAGCTTTCTGGGTGGAATGACGATCGCACCTTCGACATCAGCGCCGTTCTCACCTGGGTGCTTACTCGGAAGATGAGTCTTGAGCTTGTGTGCCATCTTGAGGAGATAGGCATCAATCCACGGCATCGGCTTCAGCGTGTGCGTGTTTACGAACGTAAGGGTGACCTCAGCGATCGTCTGTTGTAGAGCGAGGTAGCCCGTCTCCTGCTCCAGACGATTCAGGAGAGCGGTGTCCTGCAAGTTGTAGTCGAGGAGCTCCTGTCGAGCTGCACCGCCTGCAGACCATGCCTCCCAAGTCTTACTGCTATCAAAATCGTTCTTACCCTCGCCGAAGAGGGCCTCGCAGACGTCGTTCAGGCGCAGGGAGGTTTTCTCGTCGCCGCTTTCAGCTGCCATGTGATGGCGCTTGAAGCACAACATCTGATCGACCTGCTGAATCCGCCGTCGATGATCCCAGTATGGATCTAGGATCCGCTTGAACCTCCGTGCGTACTTCTCACACTGGATTTTCATGACCTGAAAGTCAAAGCGATCACCGCTCCATGCGCAGACCTGGTCGTACTCTCCCATCAGACGCCAGAGCTCGCCCCAGAGCTCGGCTTCCGCCTGATCGTCGTCATCCTCGAGCCCGAGGACGTGTTTGTTGTTTTCCTCGTCGACTAGTGCGAACGACAGAAGCCGCGTGCCGGTAACCAAAGCCTGCGAAAAAGGCACCCGCGAATCCGTTTCGATGTCGAGAAACACACGGCGTGGGGGGTCGATCTTGCAAAAATTGTCCGTCAAGAATCGACGAACTGGCGGTACGTCAGCCTCGAATAGGAGACGGGGGTTGTTCTCGAGACATGCCTTACGCGAGTCGTAATCTACGAACGCGACCTTCTGCCAACCCGGGAAGTCATCTCGGATCGAGAGGACTCCGGGATCATCAAGTAGATTATGCGGTGTACCCTTCTTGATGAAGCCGACATACTCGGCGCCGCCGATGTCGCGAATGTCGAGCACACCGTTCTTGCGGTATGAGGAGAGGATTCTACCGTGTGACGTCCATGCGGAGATCATCGGTTGTAGTGCGAAGATGCGTGGTGTTCGATTCCTCGCCGCAGTGCATGTATTCTTCGAACCCAATCCTTGGGTGGCATGCCGCGTCGTTCGATATCGCGATAATCCCCATCGTCTTTCGCGTTGGGGTTGTGGATGCTTCGATCTTTTACGTGACCGCGAAATCGAGACTCTTGCTCATCCAAGAAACGTTCGATTGCACCCCATTCGGTCGTACCGAGCCTACGGAACCTGATTGCCTTGCCCTTCTCATAGACGTGCGTTTTGGGCTGCCCCTCATGTAGATCGAGCATCTCTGCAAGTTCATTCATTGCCGCAACACATGAACTGACATCATCCACTTCGGGTACAACCACCCACCTTATGTGAGTGCCATTCTGGTGCAACTTGTATGAATCACTAATCAAGCTCATCTACTTCCCCTCCGTCTCCAGGACCCTAGCCAGCTGTTCGGCGTAGGCAGCTACGTTCGCGGCCAGCTCTTTTCCCTGAACCCAGGCGATTGCGGTCTTCCACAACCTGGTCTTCAAGGTTTTGCTACACGGACCTAGTCGCTTCTTAGGGCGAATAGGTTCATCGGGAAACATTGCGATCGTTCGCTCAGCTGCGCTTTTCATGGCACCCGTCACAAAGGGTTTGAATCCATCCACCTGGTCTGAGCTTGCCTTCGGCGCCGCATTCCTCGCAGGTGTCAGCGCTCAGATGCTCAGCCATTGCGATCCACTTCGTCATCTCGTCGGTTTCGGACGACATGTAGTACCGGAGAGTTCCAAATTTCTCCTTCACTTGGAACGCGCACGGTCGCTCCTCTTCAGGGAGTGCTGCGATTGCAGGTTCCAGTTTCTCAGATAACCACCTGATAATGTGGTACCAACCGTCGCCGCAACAGAAACCGTATGCCATACAAGTCTCTCGTAGCGATCCGTTCCGATCTCGATAGAGAATCGGAAAATCCCTACAGAGGGCTTGGTCTAATTCCTCTCTCATTTCTTCTTACCTCTCACCAGTAGGGGATCCGGTTCCCAGCGATCGCGGAAGAATGGGCACCCGTCGCAACGGAGACCGAGGCATGGACCTTCTCCGTGGTGATCTCGCCAGTGCGTAGCGTGATGACAGCCACACCAGCATAAGCGATTATATACTTCAATTTCATTACTCACTCCACGTGTTTCCAATCTACGCGACGTTTGATGTTGTTTACGGTGGTGCCGGATATGCCGAACATATGCATAAGGGTTCTCCGAGGTATACCAGCTGCCGCCAATTCGCGAATACGGACGACATCTTCAGTTGTCAGCTTGGCGTTCTTTCTCGTTTCCCCTTTAGCATTTCGATTCTTTCTCGATCGATCGTGATTATTGTCTTCTTGCGTACCCAAGAACAGGTGATCTGGTCGCACACAAGCTGGGTTGTCACACTTATGCAGGACGTTCATTCCTTCTGGAATTGGCTCTCCGGAATTCAACATGAAGCTATAGCGGTGTGCGCGTACGCATCTACCGCCAACTCTCAGTATTCCATATCCATGTTGCTTTCCTGCAATCCATATCCAGCAGTGATTGTTAGGACCCTTCTGAACCCTGCTCCAGAAGCGTTCGGCATCGCTCACGCCGCCACCGTCTCAAGAGGAACTCGTCGGCCCACCGCTTCAAATCGATTCTCGATGGCGCTGAGCTCCTTGTGGAGCTGCTCGATCGTTCCCGGTTCATCGGTTCGAGCCAGGTCCTTCAAGACCTTCTTACGTGGTCGATGACCAACGATCGGACACTGATCCCACGGACCGGCAATCCAAACAGGAGAGTAGATGGCAGGGAGCGGGTCGTCAGGACCCCCCAGAGCAGCTCGAAACGCCTGCGAAACCGAGATAGGGAAGTGTTCATTGAAGAAGAAAAAGGAACCGTCGATAGTCTTGAAATAATTGCTAGATGCCAAGGAATCACCTCATATGCCCATAGTATAGCGCACACCTAAGAGTGTGTCAATGCGAGGGACAAAGTCAGTATCACAATCAGCGGTGCTATCCGACACGGCAACGGCTGACCGGTCTTGCCCCACCAGATGTTTTGTCCATCTATAGAGAGACACGCTGAGCTGCCGTGCGTCCGGTACTGATAGACCTTCCCTCTCCACTCTGTCTCGTAAAGCACACTTGAAATCTAGCACACTCTCAGTTTCTTTGCAACTCTACTTGACACACTCTGAGGTTCGGACTATAATACGAGGAGAAAGGCGGTAGCTCAAATGGGTAAATTCTCCGGTTTCGTGAAGGAAGCAGCGAAGGTCCAAGGCCATCTCCGTATGGCGATTACGGGTCCCTCGGGTAGCGGTAAGACGTTCTCAGCCATCAACATTCTGATGGAGATGGGATGTCAGAACATTCTCGTCCTCGATACCGAGCAGGGTTCTGCGGCGAAGTATCGTAAGGAGTTCCCTCGCAAGTTCAAGGTCATCGACAACGATTGCTGGAAGGGCAATTACAATCTCGAGTCGCTTACCGAGGCTCTTCGCGAGCTCGGCGGCCAGTATGACGGGATTGTTGTGGACTCCCTCAGTCACTTCTGGTTCGCAAACGGCGGTGCTCTCGATCAGGTCGAAATCGTTGCCAAGCGAATTCAGGTCAAGTCAGGTAAGTACGACAGCTTCGCAGCTTGGAAGGTCGTTACCAAGCAATACAACGAGCTCATCACGACGATCCTGAACCTTCCCTGCCACTTTATCGGCAATCTTCGGGCGAAGACCGAGTACGCCGACGAGGAGGTCAACGGGAAGAAGAAGAAGGTCAAGGTCGGCATGGGCGCGCAGATGCGCGACGGATTCGAGTACGAATTCGATATCCAGGCCAACATGGACATGGATCACAACATGACGATCGACAAGACGCGATGTCGTTCCCTCGATGGTCAGCTGTACTCCATGCCTGGTGCCAACATCGCCAAGCCGATCATGGAGTGGCTGTCCGATTACGACGTCGAGTCGAATCCTCGGATCATGGCAGTACCGGAGGCAGCACCATCAGCTCCGAGTAGCTCTCCTTCTGTTCCGAGTAGCTCGTTCGAGACGCTCCTCGTGTCCATCCAAACCGCCCCCGACGAGGTCGCTCTGAAGGCCATCGGAGTCGAGATCCGACAAGTCTGGAATGACAAGCAAATCTCTCCGGAGGAGTACAAGAAGCTTGCTGAGGCCTTCAAGGTTCGAACCGCTGAACTGCGGAGCGCAGCGGCATGAGCTGGTCTGGCATGTCGGCGTCGGGTGCTGGGGCAACGATTCTTTGCCCCACGCGCCTTGCGCTTCCCCAAGTCAGAACGAGCACTGAGCGAGCTGAGCGCGGGAACGAGCTTCACGCGTTCGCTCGAGTAGTAACCATAAGTCCGAGCTCTCGCGATGCCGCTCTCGCGGCTGTAAGCGAAGAGTATCGCCACACCGCTGCTGGCATGAATCTGAACTCGGCTCTCGATGGTCTTCGCGTAACTGGATGCGAGAAGGCCTACGCGCTGAATGTCCAAACCCGAACCACCCGATACGTCGGCACCAACATTGGGAGAGACTACAATGGAGAACTGGAGCGAACGGGACAAGCACCGCTATCTACGTATGAAATTCCTTTCACGATCGACGTCGAGGCATTCTTCGAAACAACGCCAGTGGAGTTGGATTACAAGAGCGGCCAGAGCATCGGGGATCCAGCAGAGCACTGGCAGCGACGAGTTTGCGCTACCGGACTGATGCTCTATTACGACGCTTCTACGGCTATTAGCCGTGTTGCGTACATCTGGGACAGCGGTGAAATCAAGCACGATGGCCACGAGTTCACCCTGTTCGATGCGGAGGAGTACTGCGATCAGCTGAAAAGCGCGATTGACAACGTACTAGCAGCCAAGAGCTTGCTGGCGTCTGGGATCATGCCGCCCGTCAGTCCTAGTGACGAAGCATGTGCATACTGCCCTGCGATGACGTACTGTCCGTACTGGATGAACACCGCGAAAGCGATGCTGGGGAAACTCACCGAGATTACCCAAGGACCTCATCTCACCGCTCTCACACCGGAGGAGATGGGTCAGGTCTGGGAGCTGGCAAAACAGGCGGAGAAACTCCTTGAGCCCGTACTCAAAGGCTTGAAGAAAATCGCCGCGGAAAAGCCTATCCCGATCGGTGATAAGTACGAAGTCAGGCCCGTCGAAAGGAGCCGATCATACGAAGACACCGATGCAATGCGAGGCGAGCTCGTCAAGGCTCTCGCAAAGCTCGGTATGTCTGATGAAGACATCGAGAAGAAGCTTGCGTCCTTCAAGGGAAAAACTGTCTACCCTGAGTTCCGGAAGCAAAAGCGCTTGCCGATGGCGTCTTGACACACTCTGAACACGGTGCTATACTAAGACTTGAAAGGAAACAGCAATGGCAGAAGGGCTAAACGAAGTAAATCTGTTGGGGAACCTCGGAGCAGACCCTGAGTTGCGGGTGACGAGTGGCGGTCAGGCGATTCTGAAGCTGCGACTCGCGACGACCGAGTCGTATCTGGACAGGGAGAACACGCGTCAAGAGCGCACTGAATGGCACTCTGTAACGCTTTGGGGAAAGCGAGCGGAAGGGCTGTCCAAGATCCTCAATAAGGGGGATCGCATTTTCGTAAAAGGAGGCCTACGTACCTCGAGTTACGAGAAGGATGGCGAGAAGAGGTACCGAACAGAGATCAATGCCAACCAAGTTCTCTTGTGTGGCGGAAAGCGAGGTGGAGGAGAGAGCGAGGCTAAGGAGTCTAAGAAGGCTGCTGCACCGCGACGAAATACAAATCCGGAACCTGAGTCTGTAGATGATGATTTCACGAGTGATGTGAGCGACGACGACATTCCATTTTGATTAGAAGTTAGCAGTGCTACCCATGCGGCCGGTCGGGGTAGCTTGAATGACCGAAACGGGAACGTTGCTCGAAAGAGCTGCGCCGGTCCCAACGGCGGCTGCATTAGGGCAAGCAATGGTTTCGACGGAGAATGGAATCAGACTCTGCGTGCAAGAGCCCCGACCTCTTCAATCGGGAAACGTAACTGCGAACGATAACGCAATCCCCGAGCTCCAGGCTGCGGCCTGAGTGAGGACTCTGGAGCACATATCGCCCTAGTATCGCTCCAGGGTAAACCTATAGGGCAATCGCCACGGATGACCCGAGTCGTGGTTGTTTCAGGGTCGTCTGCATGACACCGACGTAGACCGTCATGAATGCTGCCTCTGGCTACAACAGAGGCTACGCACGTGAATGAAGGGAATGAGGATGTTTTTCGGACTCGGGTTCGATTCCCGACTTGTCCACCGCTAATTGGGTAATGGTACTTGATTGGCGTGGTGGAGGGTGACGGAGAGGTCGCCCCTTTTTGACAGATTGATCAGAGGGGTTCTGAACGGGGAGTCGCCCTCCTTCGGCAGCGGTTCGAGTCCGCGATCTGTCCTATGGACTTAGCGATTGAGCAGCGACGTCCAGAGGTATCGAGGCACTGGTGCTCACTGGATCGGATTCGATACTGAGTGATTCGTGGGTGACGGACTCGTCTTGCTAACGAGATCCGCGCGCAATTGGCAGACGCAACACCAGGTGCAGGTTCGAGTCCTGCCGAATCACCTAGGAGTAAATAATGTTTACATCAATCGTATATGTTTGCGCGACTCTTTGGGTGATTGTAGGACTTTCTGTAATCGTATACGCGTTCAAATGCAGTACTTGACTGCAAAGGATATCTCGAAAGAGCTTTGCGTTAGCTTGACGCGCGCGTATGAGATCGCTCGCGAGTGCACACGCCTCGTGTCGGGGAGGTCCATTCGCGTTTCACGTGAGGCCTTCGAACAGTGGAAGGAGTCTCGAACATGTCAGGCTACATCCGGCATCAGCGCTACCCAGAGCTCTTCAAGTACCCGGGCTCGACGATCTGGTGGATGCAGCTCCCGAATCCGAAGGGGGGACGGCACATCCGAGAGAGCACCGGACAGCGCGACGATGTCGCCGCCCACCGCGTCTACCTCGAGCGGGTCCGAAAGAATCCTGTGGACGGCTCCGAGAAAAAGGAGCGCACCCTCAACACCGCTCTCCTCAACCGGATCGAATGGTTGAAGAGCAATCGTAAGAACAATGACCCCTCCCGAAAGAAGCTCGCGGAAGACACGATCAAGTTCTACGAGAAAAAGAGCGGTGTCCTTGTCCGTGTATTGGGACCGAATCTACTCCTATCTGGGATCACTCCAGAAACGATACGACAGTACATTCAGCAGCGAACCGACGAGGGAACCAAAGGCAACACCATCGGGAAGGAGCTCACCGCCCTGAGTATGGCGATGAAGATGGCGAAGCGGGACGGAGTGAGTTGCGGCTCCGTCACCGAGATGAAGCCGGAAGACTTCCAGGCTCTCTATGTACCTAGAGAACGGTGGCTGACTCGAGAGGAGTACGACCGGTTTATGCGATGGTGGTACGCGAACCGATCGGCAGCGAAGGGCGGTGTCTTGGACTTCATCGTCTCGACCGGATCGACCTACCCGAGCGAGGTGGCGCACTCCAAGCGATCTGAGATGAACATGGAGACGTTCGAGGTTCACATCCGAGGTACGAAGCGCGAGCTCCGAGATCGAACGTTCATCGTCCCCAGCGATCGCCGTCACCTGTTTGAGCGGGCCATGCGGAACGCCGACGGGAAGAACGACTCACTCTTCGCCGCGTGGGGCAACGTAAGACGCGACATCCTGATCGCCTGCGCTTACCTGTCGATGTGCAAGGACTGCGAGCAGAGCAAGAATCTCTGGTGGAGGAGCGGTAACAGCTTGGTTCGGGGCACCTCTCAGACCATGGGAACGCCATGTCGGGATCCGAAGTGTCCCGAGTGCAAGAAGGTTCCGGTGTTCGAGCCTTTCTGCCCAACCGACCTACGCCGCACATTTGCCCAATGGCTGATGCAGGCAGGCGTCCCCTACGAGCTTGCGTACCCGCTGATGGGACACTCAGACGATCGAATGTTGAAACAGGTCTACGGGAAGAGGAAGGCCTCGGACGTCTCCCCGTTGATTGAAGCGGTGCTCGAGAAGGTACCTAAGCCGAGGCACTTGAGGGCTGTATGAAGAAGAAGACGATCAAGGTTGTACTCGAGGACATCAAAGACCCGGACATGTGGAACGAGGTTATCGACCACTTCGGCATGTCCGAGGAAGAAGATGAGAAGTGGTTCGAGTACGGAGAGTACGCATCGCTCGAGTTCGAGCTCGACGAGAAGATGAACATCACCAAAGGGAGGATCATCCCCCGATGAGCTACAAGTATCCAAACGAGAAGGAGCGACTCTTCACTGAGGAGGGGCTCAACATGTACATCGAGATTCGAGATCGGGTGAAGGATCTCCTGCGGAAGGCGGGTGCATTCACCATGGGTTCGGCCATCTGCGGCACGACCGGAGACAGTTGGCTGATGCTCGCTTGCGTCGATCGCATGCTCGAGAAGGGCGAGTTTCGAGAGGTGACCAACCCAGACTATGTGGCAGCCCAGAATCGAGTGTTCGCCCGATGATTGAGAAGATCTTCACGTCTCGCTTGTTCTGGAAGTTCGTCGGCGAGACCTCGGTGTATACCGGAATATATGTGGCACTTAGTTGGATGGCCCCGGGTCATCCATGGTGGCATCAGACGCTCGCCGCGATCCTGCCCATGCTCGCCAACGTTGGTGGCCATGGCGAAGGGCTGTACCGCCGATGAGCACGAGGGATGACGACTACTGGCGTCTGTACGATGAGTTGCAGCGTGTCCGGCGAGAGATGGATGATCTGCGCCACTGGTGTCAACAACTACAGAATCGAATCGTCGAGCTCGAGGCCGAAGAATGAGCGACGTGTGTGCCTACTGCGGCATGGCTGAGGGACACTCGAAGCGATGCTCAGTCCGAAAGTTCGGTGCGGACGAGTGGCGGATGCCCGACAGAATGCTGAAACATCCGGGGAATGCCGTCACGAACAGCGAAGACGGAGCATGTGCAGCCTACTTCGCCGATGCGCCACGCTCCGCCGAAGCGAAGCCTCACGGGGCTTGCGGTGAGGTCCACGACGAGAATCCTTGGCGTCTCGTTCGGGACATCATCATGACTGCGCTGGGCCAGAAGGGCTACAGCATGGGCTGCGTTGTCAATGAAGTGCGTGCTCTAGCTGACGAGGTCACCAAGTCGAGGGAGGAAAGGGTTCGCCGCGAGCGAGCCTCCAACGAGTCAACGCCGGATCGCGTCTCGGTCGACGCCCTTTTGCTCAAAGAGCTGCTCGATACGGCGGAGCACTACGCCGGTACGGAAGTGCGTCGGCTTGCTCGCAAGGTTGCTGCCGATCGACGCCGAGAGAGGGCAACGCCGAAACCTATCCGGTCGATGTCGGAGCTGGTGTCGCACTTCGAAGATCTGGGGAACGAGCCGTGCGGAGAGTGCGGGTACGCCCTGAACGAGCTCCGAGACTACGTCCACGAGGTGCTGGCGCTCCGGAAGGTCGCCGAGGCGGCGCGTGAGGTGGTGAACGAAGCCGAGCGCTACGGGTTGGTTGCATTCAAGCACGGTTTCGTCGCGGTGCTCGCCGAGCTGGCTAACGCGCTTTGTACCTGCACGTACGAACAAGACTGCGCCGGCGGGTTCGTGCCGAGCGACCGGCGCATACCCGATGAAGCGTGTCCCGTCCATGGGCATGCAAGCGGAGGCTAAGAAATGAGCGGACGAGATCTATACGAGTACTTTCGATCCGGCGAACAACTCCCTCCTTGGGAGCACCTCCCAAGCGACCTTCAGACACGATGGAACGATTTGGTAGCCGATACCCTCGAACTAGCGAAGGCTAAGAAATGAAGATCGTAACTTGGGAGCCGAAGAAGTTCCGCTGGGAGTACTCCCTGGAAGCCACTGGGTTTGACTCCATCCGCGTCACATACAACCGATGGTTCCTCTATCACGAAGACATCAAGGCACCGGTTGAGGTGCGATCGATGGCGGAAGCCTTCGAATACCTGAAGGACCGAAATCATCCCGCCTGGCAGGGACTGAACAACATCATGTTCTACTGGACCGGGAATGAAATCGTAACGCTCATGCCCTACGAACCCGTCCAGATCACTCCGGAGCTCCTCAAAATGTTTCCGTCCGTCGTGGAGCGAGTTCAGTACTCCGATTACGAACGCAAGGTCTGGGACCTGGTGAACGGTCACGTCTGGCTTCACGTCCCGGGAGACACCGCTTTATGAAGTTCTACATCCGGATTGGCAAGCGCCGCGGTACTGGACCCTACGTGAACTCGTACGCAGGTGGCGATATCACAACCACCCGGCGTCGTTCGGAAGCTCTTTGTTGGAGCGACCGAGGATTGGTCCATTTACTAGCTCGTGTGATTCGCGAAGTTGACGGTCGACATGCTCGAGTCGTTAGGCTGGGCGGGCGGGTACGGCCCATCTGCAGAGACCCCATGTGCCCCAGTTGCGACCGGCGAGGCCACTGATGAAGAAGCCAGCTATCGAGTACGAGCTCGACGATGATGGGCGGCGGACCGGAAGGTGCCGCCGTTCGCAGTTCCATAGAACCATGCGCTGGCAGGCGGTGACTCCCAGCCAGAGAGGGGACGCGGAGTTTACGTGAAGTACTCTACAGGTGAAGAACCGAAGCTGGGCGATCTAGTAGTCCGTCGACATCGCCGAGCTTGGACAGACGAGATCACGATCGTCAAAGAGATCTCCGCCGATGGGATCATCAACGCTGGCGATCGCCACTATGCACCCGCAGGCATGTTTCGCCTCGTTCAGAGAGGGGACTCGGAATGAAGATCGGTAGTCGCGTACGTCCCACCGCGGAGAGCCACAAACGCTACTGTTTCATCGCCGCCCTGGAGGACATGGAAGGCACCGTCACCAAGCTGGAGATCATCGACGACGAACCGATGGCCTTCTTCGGTACACCCTGCGGCTGGCAGTGGCTCCCGATCGACGAACTCGAGGAGCTCGAATGACCTGCGTTCACCATTTTCGATGGCATATGACGTTTCGTGGCGATCCTTATAGCGAGCTCCGCGTGGAAATGCACGACTGGCCTGGTACGGCGTTTTGGTGCATCTGGAGGTAGAGCCGTGAGAAAGAATCAGTACGGCTCCTGGATCATCGTGCACCGCTGTAACGGGATGCGTCTTACAAGCGGGCGCCTCGGCTATCACTGGACGCATACGGATGAACCCGAAGTGTTCAGTCGAGTGCATGCGGAAAACCTGGCGCTCAACTGGGGTGGAAAAGCCGTCAGCATCGCAGATGCGCTTCGGAAGTCGAGGTAGAGCCGGGGGTGAGTCCAGACTGAATGTGGCCATTTTCCGGCCATTTTAGCTGGAATCGGTGCACTGAATTTAGGATTGAAAATCCCCGTGTCGGCGGTTCGATTCCGTCTCTGGGCACCGAATTTAGGGGGTTTCGTCGCTCCGAAGGCTCTTCACTGCCTTCGCTGTTCCCGCTGTTTTCGTCCCGTGAGGTTGAGCAGGGGTTGAGTCCGGGGTTGAGTTTTCTCCCTCACGGTAGCGGACCAACGTGATCGAATTTTGATCCAGCTTCGATAGACAGGGGATGTGGATCATCTCGACCTTTCCTTTCACTTCGATCTTGTAGTGGAAGTACCCGGGACTCAGATCCTCGCCGCATACATGACACGGATAGACGTACGTACTCATAGTTTTCTTTCGCCTCCAAAGACCGAAACCCCGGTAGCCTTTCGGCCCCGGGGTCCCAGGAACTCAACACGAGGGAGGAGGAAACCTCGCGGAGTTCGAATCAACAGAGCTTCCCGTCCCACCTTGATGGACGGACAGTTTTGAGCGGTGGCGTCACCTTTTTGAAGACGATGGCAAGGTGATCTCGGACCATCTTGACCTGCTCGGGCGACAGCTTGGCCTTGTCGCCGGTCATCTCGAAGAAGCCTTGGAGCCAGTAGCAGAACTGCTCGGGCGTCATTTATCCTTCAAGAACTCGGCGATGTGCTGCGCGTGAACGTAGAAGCTGATGTTCTGACCGTGCTTCACCGTGCCGTGACAGAGCCCGACGAGCTCGAGGTTCTCGTTGAAGAGTCCACCACCGCTGTTACCCGGACTGGTTGGAACGGTGGTCTGGACGTACATCATGCTGCCGTCACCAGCATCGATCCATCGGACCGCGCTTACGTCACCGCTTGAGTAGCTGTACCAGAGTCCGATCGAGTGCCCCATGGTCTGAACGAATTGACCGGCGGTAACTCGGCTAGCCACCGTCTCGACGATGCCGTGTTGTTCGGGAGGATCGGGAGCATGCAGCAGCGCCAGGTCGTGAATCGCATCGACCTTCTTTAGTGAAGCTAGTCGCACTTGAATGTTGGCCTTCGGATGAGGATCGCCCTTTCCGAAGACGTCACTCTCGGAGGTGTAAACGAACACCCCTCCCATCTTATCTTCGTCGACGCAGTGCTGCGCGGTCAGGAATGTGCTCGGCGTAACCCAGACCCCGGTGCAAAAAGGTGCCGGACCATCATCGGTGCCCCGGACCAGAGCTACCGTCTTTGATCTGAGACTGAAAGCCGATTGCTCCTTCGAGACAGGAGCCTTTGAAACGGACGGTGGAACCACGTCTAATGGCGTGACACATGCTGCCAAAGAAAGAACGAACGCAAAGATAAGACCTAACTTCATGCTGCTACTACTCCTCGCATAAACTCCGAGAGGGTCTTCCCCTCATAACGTCTGCATAAGAAATCGAGACTGACTTCCATCCTGTCGTAGGCACCGTTTTCGACCTGATGGCAGACAACGATTCCTCGCCAATACGCATTTCCCTGAGGGCCCAAGTACTTCTCATCGTGAAGATACGTGGATCCTAGAACGAGACCGCAATGCCGGGTCTTACCGACCTCGCGACTCGCAACCTTCAATCCTTGTTGATGACCCATCGTGAACGAATGCCCGATGGTCTGGAGACGCGTGTAAAGGTTTGCACCGCCGTACGGTTTGCCGGTTTGCGGGTTATAGAAGTAGTGGCTGTACCAGATACCGTCCAAGTCGAGGATCTCGAGAAATGGAATCACTTCCCATCCCCACTCCTTGTAGTTCAAGTCGTCCGTGGAGATGACACCGTCCAACTGAGCGGTGTCTTCGCAGGCCTTGTTGATTCGATACTCGTGATTCCCAAGAGTGATGAATCGCTTGGGCTCCCATGGCTTACGGCGCTTCTTGTTGTAGTCGTAGAGCGGTTCGTTCAGTAGGTCCCAGCCGTTGTTGGACGCTCGGACATCTGCCTTGTAACGCCTGCCCTCCATCTCCTTCTTACCCTTGTCGTAAGAACTGAGTGACGGCATGTCGGCATGGTCGCCGGTATGTATGATACTGAGGTCAGGTTGCCACTCCGCAAAGTGGTCGACGATGTACTGCCCTATCCAAGAAAGATGGTTGGTCGGTACGCCCTCTTTGACTTGGGTGTCGCCGATGACCACATGTATTTTGCCTTTGTCCAAGGATCCTCCACTATCCTTGAACTATAGCACAAAAACTCAGAGTGTTTCACCATCCCACGCAATCGGATCGATTTCGAGGGTGCCCCGTTTGACGGTGTACTGCTTGCCAGCAGCCGTGACGACGTGGATGGAATAGACCACCGAAAGAACGTCATTAGCTAGGTTGAGGGTGTCCTCGGGTTTGAGCTCGATCGTCGCGGTACCACCGGTACCATCGTCGATCGTGATGCCGCCGTCCTCAGCACTCGTCCGTTGAAATAGCAATGGTGACGCGTAGTTGCGTCGAACCGCCATGAAGACCTGACCACCAGTCAGATCGATGGCTACGCCGTCTTTGCGAGCGGTGAGCTTCCACTCCGTTGTGTCACCGCGGTTGATCGTAAAGTCACTCATTTTCAATAAGCTCCGCCGAAAGTACCGATTGAGTCATGGTTGCATCGACGTCCGTTTCAAGTTCGAGGGTCGCCGACGATTGGGTTTGTGTAAGGGTGGCCGTTGGGACCACAAGAACCAGGGTTGTGTCGCTCATAAGGGAATCTTCAGCCAGCCGTTACGCTTGAGCGTGTCGTACATGGCATGCATCAAGTTGGACATCAGGAATTCTTCGAGTTGGGTGCACTTGTCCCCCTCGAATCCAGTGATCTGTTTCAGTGCTTCTTTGACACCAGTAGTAAAGAACACCGCGTGTCCTGCTTCATGGAAGAACACGTATTCATAACCCTCAGGCGGTGTTTCACTGCGGTTCACATAGACGACCTGACGATCTGCGCGCATGATGCCTTGCGCTTCTGTCATCTCGTCTTCGATGCTGTCGTCAGACTCGACGTACTTCCATGGAACACTCCCGATATCGAAACTCAGCAGTAACTTCTCGCCATCTCGAATCATACGCGCTCCACCGTTAGGATGGCTGCATCACCCTCGATACCGTCAACCGGTCGGGGGTTCGCTAAAGCTGTGAGAGCAGCTCTATCGCCATTGAAAACACAAAAGTCTGCGTCCACACCATTGGGCAATCGGAAACCACCATTCCCGTCCCACTGCCAGAAGAGCCAATCTTCCCACGGCTTCGGCACATGTGGAGAGCTCCCATCCGTCGGCCATGCCTTCACATAGGCAGCCAGCCACAACCTGAACGTACTCGCCCAAGAGACGTCGGCTGTAGAGACATGATGCCACCAGTCCGGGTAGGTATAGATAATCGGCTTTACACCAGTAAGTCTCCAGACCTCGTTGGCACAATCGCGACACCACTGCGAGATAAACGCAGCGGTGACTCCCCACTTCACCCAGTCTTGTGGTTCGGGCCATTCGAAGTCGAGGAAGATCGGACGTCCTCGCATCTGGGGGAACCGGTAAACCCGGTCCACGAACAGCTTCGCTTGAACTCGAGGATCTCTTCCAGGATGCCCATCCTTAGGAGGTAAAGGATATCCGAAACAGTACGCAAAAACTTCGAGACCGGACGCAAAGCCATCGAGCATGTTCCTTTCGAAGTCAGGATCGAATCCGTCATTGCCCTGCTGGGCCTTCAGAATGACGAAGTTATACTCGGAGTTTAGTTGCTTGAATGGCAGGACACCCTGACAGGACGAAGCATCGAACCCGCGAATCATTTACACATCACCGTCCAAATCAGTACGAGCGTGAGATAGAGACTCTCCAGTCGCCCTGTTCCAGACTCTCGGAGGGTGCGGTAGCCTTCCCGCCAAAAGCGCGGATCCCACCACTTCACAACCAATCGATATCGGTTCTTACCGAGGTATTCGATCGTGTACCAAGTCACTGTTTCTCAGAGGTCTCACGCTGAACAAACAGCGTTCCAAAGAGTGCCGTCGCCATGGCAACCACGGTAGACGCGACACCTGGAGCAAATACCTGTGATGCGATGATCGCAGTGAACATCACTGCTACGAGCACCACCAATTGCCAAGATGTAAACTTCATCATAATTCATCCAACCTAGTAACGTAATCGACCTCGGAGGTCGCATCGAAACCTGGCCATTCGCCCCAGGCCCAATAGACTCCACCGCCTTCAGCTTTGACCGTGACGTTGATGAACCCAGCGTCGAGAAGACGGTCAGCGACAATCCTCTCGGTGGCAAAAGCCCTTTTGGTCCATGGTAACTCGATCTTAGCCCGATAGCTCTTTCCCTGACGTACTGTGTATTCCATTACTGCACCGGAACGACGACGTCTCCGTCCTCGTTGAGAAGCCGCTCGAGAGTAGCGAACGACAAAACCGCGTATCCATGGTCGCCCCAACCGGTTCCCCAGCTGTTGCACATGCGAACCTGCTTCTTACCCAGGTCCACCGCTAGAAGTTCGATTTCGTGGCCTCCACGAGGGGCCCCGCCGATAACGAGCTCGGCGTCATGACCCTGAGGCTTATCGAAGCCCTCGTACCAAGCAATACCGATAATCACCGGTGACGCGACGAGAGCCGCAAGCGTCTGGTTCAGACCGAATGCATGGTGATAGCTCTTGATCCAACCGTGCTTCTTGGCAGCTTTCCCTACGGCTAGCCCACTCGAACCAGTATCATCAGGTGGATAAACTCCAACCACACCGTCGTAATGAGTCGCGGTTGAATACAGATCGACTGCATCCTTCTCCGTCAGGATTCGACCTGACTTGAAGAACGGCTCGGTCATGAGAGCGCCCGCCATCGCGTTGCCAGTGCAGGAACCGACATCTCCCTGATCGAACGGAAGACAGTGGCGTTTCCAGCTCGCCGACTTCAGAGTCGTATGCGGTGAAGCGAACCCGAAGGATCGGGGATCGTGCAAGATGTGTCGACCGAGACGTTTACCTGGAACAACAATCTCAGGAAGCCTAGAGTGTTTCATCCGAGCTCGCGATCCATCTCAGCGTCACTCGCTGCAACCATTCCCGCTTCAATCGCCTTCACGATCTCAGACTTGGACGCACCACCATCGATTGCATTCTTGATCATCATGATCAAGTCCATGTGAGCCAAGAGAAACTCGGTCCACTTGGCAAGTACTGCTAGTTCATCCATTAGTGAAGCCCGGCATCTTTCATACAGTCGTTGTAGGTATCCTTGCAGTGCGTCCCGCCGTCTGCCTTACAGGCACGTCCCTGCTCCTGGCACTGCTCGATCTTGTTGGCATCGTCCGCGAGCTGCGCTCGATCGCCAGGAGTCAGTTGAAAGCAAGCCCCTAGGAAAGTCAGCGCTAAGAGTAGTCTAATTTTCATCGTTCTTCTCTTCTTGAAACAGGAAGATTCCTGCGTGCTTCTCGAGCACCCCAACGCGATACTCCAGCATCGGAACGCGCTTGAGAATGTGCATTTCCTTTCGCATCTCCTCTACCCAGATGCGAATCTCAGTGTTGAATGTGGTTAGCTTGACAATGAGACCGATGATGGTCAGTCCCAGACCGACTATGGCTACGATTATTGCTGTCATGGACAAAGACAAGAGGCTCTACAGAACTCAAGGTCTCCAGGACCCAATGGGTTATTCGAATACCTTTGCGCCATCAGAGCGCTGGGGTCACGAGCGTGCTCGCATGTCTGCTTCAGATCTTCATCGCAATCGGGCCACCGCAATCCTGCAGCGTGCCCCATCTCATGAGTGGCAACGAGTCGGAACTTCTCTCCATCCAGTCGATCCACAACCAGATAGAGGCGATTCACTACGGGCTCGTACCAGCCATTAGCCTGATAGTCGGTGCCACGTATCGCCTGCTGGATCTCGTCGTAGCTCCGGACAATCGCGTCTTGCGAATGAACCCGAATGATAGACGGTGTTCCCGGAGGGGTATATCCGTCATATATCAACTTGAACCGGATACGATCTTGTGAGAAGAAGCCCCAGTCCTGAGCAGCCTCAAGCAGCTTGACCTGCTCATCCCCAGTGAACGAAGAGCTGACATGAAACTCAACTCTGCTGATATGAGCCTGACATTCCGGAGAGGAAGATTCGGGATTTAGCGCGCAAGAGAGAAGAAGAAGGATAAGTGCCAGTATGTGAATCAGTCTCATAGTGTATCAACCGGTGACAAGATTATCTGTACTCGATCTTCAGCCTCGCCACGGCAACGGACAGGGATGTACCCGAGTTCGCCCTGATGGCTCCGATGACGAACCTCAGGTTGGCGGTGGTGATCGCGGTCATGTCGGTGGAGGCAAAACCCACGATTCTAAGACTATGTCAATCTCCCACGAATGCCACGTACTGGAACTGTCCCACTGGGGCGGGAGTGGTATTGTTCTCGACGTGCATACAGATTCCGAACTCGTTCGGTTGGGTCGTGAACGGGGTCGTGAGCGCAACGGTCTCGATGGTAAACCAGTTCTGCCCACCGTCTGTCGACACGCGGATAAGGACGTTGGAGCCCGAGATCTCCAGACGCCAGAGGATGGGTCCGGGATTCGCGACGAAGGCAGACGCGTAGTAAAAACCAGAAGCGCTACGAGTTGCTCCGTTGCTAGTCCAGATCTCTTTCCCTAGGGTCCAAGGGTCCTTCGATGCCGCGGTCTGGGTCTGGAGGGTCAGCGACATGACCTTGCTGGTGCTCGTCTCCCGCATGTAGACGCCCGGCCCGTTGAACTGGGCGACGTTCGACATCTGGGCGCAGCACGTGATCGACGACCCCGCGAGCGTGTTGATCGTTTTGCCCGCCATCCGGAGGATGGGCCCGGCATTCACCTGCGGGGCAAAGTGCACGCACCCGTGGGTGAGCGACACGGTACTCGTTCCGAAGTTCGTCTGCGTGTAGCCCGACGGATCCGCCGGTTCCCGCAGGGGAACCCCCGCGACGACGTTGTACCAGTTGGTGCCGTCCGCGACCTGGTTGAAGCCCCCGTCCGTGGGATAAAAGACCTTGTTTGCCGCGTTAGACGGGCGGCTGGAAAACGCTGCAACCGTCACGTTGGAGGCACCCGTGGCACCCGTCGCCCCCTGGGAGCTGTTCATGGTGTCGACGTCGAGGACCTCGATCTTGATCCTCGCGAGCGTGGTCGAGTACGCGGTGCCCGAGCCCGCGCGCATAGCCCCGATAAAGAGCACCGCGTTCGAGTTGGTGAGGCCGACGATGTTGGTCGCCTGGTCGTTGACGTACCGGTTGGCCGTCAGCGCGGACTCCGCGGGGAATCCCGACGAATACTGCCCGTAGAACGTCTGCACCGACGGAGCCCCCAGCTCGGGGATCTCCAGCATCGTCACGTTGTTCGCCGTGCCGACCGTGTACGCGATGGCTAGCGACTTGTCGACGTTCGCCCCCTGGATGCGGGAGATGAGGTTCGTCGCGCCCGCCTTGCCGCGGTAGTACCCGTACCAGTTGGAGGAGGTGCCGTCGGAGATGCCGGCGACCTCACCGTCGAAGTCCGCGTTGGAGTTCTGGGCGCTCCAGTAGTACCAGATCCGGATCTTCTTTCCCAAGATCAGCTTCGAGCTGATGTTGCTGAGGGCCGTCTTGATGAGGGGCATCGTCGTCGTACCCTGGTAGAAGTCGCTCGTGGACTTCGGGACGATGACGAGGCCGGTCCCATTGGTCAGGGCCATCGCAGTGGAGTCGTTCGTCGAGTTCTGCTTCGTCCAGTTGATCCCACCGATCACATACGTCGTGTCGGTCGATAGTGTCTGGGAAGACTCGGCAGTGAAGTCGAGGTCGAGAACCGTCGTCCATCCGAACCCGATGCCGGTAGCTCCCGTAGCTCCGGTGCTACCCACTGCACCGGTGGCACCTACAGCTCCGGTTGCGCCAACGGCGCCAGTCGCCCCTACAGCTCCGGTTGCGCCAGCGGCACCGGCCGCTCCGGCAGCTCCGGTTGCGCCCACTGCTCCAGTCGCACCCTGGGGTCCCGTTGCACCTTGGATGCCGGTTGCGCCAGAGGGTCCCACGCAAGCCTGCATGGCGACAACGGTGATGGATGACGACTCGTAGTTCACCGTGCCTGCGATGGCGCGGTACTGCAGTTTGACGGTGTACGTACCAGCAGCTAGGGCGGTCGACTCAAACATCAAGCCGAGTGTACTCGCATCACCTGATGTATCGACGATCTCATGATGCTCGGATCCGTTCTGAGCATCGATCACAAGTCGGAAGGCAGCGTCCGTGTTGGTGGCACCAGCGTTCCAAGAGATCGATGCCATCGCCACGATCGGAACGGTGGATGCGACAGTGATCGTAGTTGTCGCATTGGTGACATCCGAGAACGAGTTGCTATTCGTGTTCTGCGACGTCGCGTCGTGTACATAGGCTGATGGGATTTCACCGGAGACCGCTGCGGGTCCCGTTGAACCCTGAGGTCCAGTCGCTCCGGTGGTACCCTGGGGCCCCGTGGCTCCAGTATTACCTTGAGGTCCTGTCGGGCCCTGGGGTCCTGTCGGGCCCTGGGGTCCTACGGCACCGGTATTACCCTGAGGTCCTGTCGGGCCGATCGCGCCGGTTGCACCCTGCCCGCCCATCGGGCCGGTTTGAGAAAGGACCCAGTATCCCGGACTCGAGCTCGCATCGTAGACAAGCCAGCCGGCAGAGCCTTGCGGTATCTCGATGTTTCCGGCGCCAGTCTTGATCTTATTCCCAGCCGAGCTCGAGATGCTGTTCTCTTCGAGAACAAGAGGACCGCCGACCGCGATCACATGAACGCGGCGTCCTGCCGTTCCGTTTGCAAGACCCGTTACGTCGGGGGCTACACCAGTAAATCGAATCGCGCTTACCGCAAGACCACTGTTCAACGTCGACACGTTATCGAGCTGACCGGTTCCGTTGTTCGTTAGCGGTGCAGTAACCTCCGAGTACGCACCACCGCCGGATGCCGCTGCCGAGTGGTTTCCAATCTGAAGCCAGCCGGCATTGTCGATCGTTCCGATCGCGTAGTCCGTGCTGTCGAGCGATGCGACACGTTCGAGAGCTCCGGTCGACACGTTTACTCGGGCGAACCCAGGGGCACCGCCTTCGAATCCAGTGACTGACGGGGGAATGATACCTGCGTGAACAACGAAGATACGTCCGCCGGGGGATGCACCAAGAAGGGCGACGCCGACAGGAGCCTTAGCTAAAGAAAGAGCAGCAGCGTCGGCAAGGGTAACCGTACCCGTTGCCGCGCTTCCAAGACACACCGCGTATCCAGGGGGAACGGCGGTCGAATCTGGATCGAGGGTGTAGTATGTCCCCATGTTGCCCCGAATGAGGGCACGCACGAGAAGCGTCTCGATCCCAATGATCTGTTCATCAATGTATCGCCGGTCGAGTGGACTGAAACGGTAATTCGCGTTCATCTGGAGCGGTGCGTCGACCTCCAGATCGGTAAGAATTTTCGTGCTCATTTATCTCTTCACAACGTTCACTACGGTCGCGTTGGCCCACTGACCGCCGTATGGCTGCGGTGGGTCAGTGACGCCCGGGAAGTTATAGGTGTGGTCGATCTCGTTGCCATCCGTGGCGTCGGCAAAGAAGGTGACGATCGCACCAGCATCGATCTGGATGGTCCGATAGAAGTCGATTGGAAAGACGTCCACAATGAACGAGGTCCCCGCAT